CATCTCTGTCTCGCGGGGGGTTCGCCGGTGGGGGGTGTTCCATGGGCTCGGCCTCGTGGCCCAGCCGCCCGGCTTTCCGCTCTGGTCCTCTGCGCCTGCTGGTCCGTTCGCCTGGTTGTTTGGGGGTCGCTCGTCCGGGGGGTCGGGACTGGCCCTGTCTGGCCCCTGCTCCTTTCGCCCGCCTTCGCTCGTCGCCCGGGTGTCCCGGCTTCGGTTCTGGCGCTTCGGTTGTGAAGGTCCTTACCACCATGAGAATTATGCGCCTATGTCCCGTTTGTGTCAAGGGGCAGAATCGGCTTTCCTTGGTCATGGGAGGGGTCCTTTGGTCCTCCCCCAAGGAGCAACCAGCCAGGGGGAGCCCAGCGGAGCGGGCACAGGTTTTTCGAGACGGGGGTCCGGGTTCCCCCGGCCGGCCCGTCATGGGCAGTCCTGGCGGTTCCGGCTTTTTCGGTCCTTCAGGTGGCGCTTGCCTCCGCTCGGTTTCGGATTTATCCTTTTCCCTGGTGGCCTGCGCGGCCCCGGAGGCAGGGCCTCATTCGTGAAGGTCCTGCCACCAAGGTCTCCTCGGAGGCCCTGCCTTCAGGGGCGCGCAGCCGGAGGAGGCCCATGGCAAAACCCCGTGGATTTATCTACCGACCGACTGTCGTCCTGACCTCAGTCCTTCTCCTCCGCCGCGTCTCCATGCGCGGCGGTTCCTTGTGGGTCCCTCAGGGAGCTCGAGCAGCCATCGCCTGGCGGCCCGTCGCTCCAATCTACCGAGAGCAAGAACTCCGTGCGTTCACTCGTGAAGTCGCTGCCGTCTCGAGGCTCGCGGCATGATCGAGGTCCGGCGGGATGATGGTCTCGTCATAGGTGAGGTGGACGAGGCTGGTGTCTTTCGCAAACGGGTCCGGGGCTCTCAGCACTTCCTTCGCCAACCGCCTGCCATCGCCTTTGACCGTAGCACCCTTGCCGCCGCCGAGCAGGCTGGCGCGCTGTCCCTCGAGGTCATCGACCTCGACACGAACAGCACCTATCGCTGTTCCATCTCAGTCTTTCGTTCCCACTGCTTGTTCATCGACCGCGGCTTCGGCTTGCAGTGGGCCCTTCCCCTCCGCCGCTGGAACGTTCTCTCCACCGCCCAACCGAGGTTGCTGTGACTGACTGCTTCTACTGTGGTTCTCCTCTCGATGACGAGGACATCCAACGCGACCACTACATCCCTCGCTACCGAGGCGGGCCTAGCGTTCGCACAAATCTCGTCCCCGCGTGCCGTAGGTGCAACTCCATGAAGTCCAAGAAGACCCCCAATGAATGGGCGGTCGCCTGCTATGGAGCTACTTACGATGCCATCGCTCGTCTTCACTGGCTCATCGGTCCGGCTGCGGTCGCCGTCCTGGTGGACCAGCTCGAGGCACTTGCCCCTGGCATCGAACCCGGGTGCTCCTTGCCAGAGCATCTTCAGTCGTTTGGCAAGGTCCTGCCACTGTGAGCATATCTGTGATGACATCGGTCTGGAAACAATCCAGACATAGGGGCGGCGCGTTGCTAGTGCTACTCGCCCTTGCCGACTATGCCGACGACGATGGCGAATGCTGGCCGTCAGTTCTTCGCTTGGCCTCGAAGGCTAGGCTCAGTGAACGCCAGACCCAGGAGGTCCTTCGCCGCCTAGAGGCCGCTGGTGAGATTGCCGTCCAGCTCGCCGCTGGCCCGAAGGGTTCCAACCTCTACACGGTCCTGCTAAGGGGTGCGGAATCTGCACCCGCCAGGGGTGCGGTTCGCCACGTTGAAAGGGTGCGGTCCGCCGCGGCTAGGGGTGCGGTTTCCGACGCGCAAACTGCCCCCGAATCCGTAACGAATCCACCACTTGAACCTCCAAAGAAGAATCCTTCCCGTCACGCATCCCGGCTGTATCCCCCTGCCGTTGAGTTGCTTCTCGCCTACACACGTGGTCCGAGGGGTCGGCGACGACCTCCGGACCCGTTCGTCATCGAGGCCATCGTAGATGTCGTCGGCTCTGAGTTCCTCTCACTTCTCCAGTGGGGACGTGTCGTGCGAACCTGGGTCCTCCGATCTTACAAGGTCGGGAATGTCGATGGCATGCTCCGGGTATTCCGTGAGGGAGGTTTCCAGTCCAACGGTCGCAGGCCCGCCAGCCAGACGCCCGCCATGGCTGCGCTCGAGCAATTCGGGAAGGAGCACGGTGATGAGTCTTACAGCTAAGGCACTCCAGGAACTCCTCTCCCCCATCGCTGCCGCCTACTCGAATTGGAAGCCCACCGCGCAAACCTACCGGGTCTACGGCTTCATCCTGGGCGACCTCGATGAGCATGCCCTGAAAATCGCCGTGTGGCGTGCTGTCTCCGAGGACCGGGCGTTTGCTCCGGCCCCGGGCGAACTGCGGGCCCTGGCGCTGGATGCCATCGAGCAAGCGTCCGGCTCGGCCGTCCCCTCCGAGTTCGAAGCCTGGCAGGTCGTGAGCCGGGCGTTCATCGACGTCGGCCACACCGGCGAGCCAGACTTCCCCGAACTCATCTCCGAGGCCGTCCGGCGCGTCGGCGGCTGGCGCTCCCTCTGCGCCTCCGAGAACGCCACAGCCGATCGGTCTCGATTCATCGAGGCCTACCGAGAGCTCCGGACCCGGAAGGTCGACAACCTCCGGTTGCCGGCCGCCGTCAAACAGCAATACGCCGCACTCACCTTGCGGCTGTCGTCTCCGGCCCGTCCATCCCTTCTCCCAGGAGCCACAGATGCTTCTCCCGACACTGCCACGCCAAGCCCTCGCTGAAGCCGCCACCCACACTTCCGGGCCGGTCTTCTATCGCATCGTTCAGGCCTGCCCTCCGGGTGCCTGCACGAACTGTTGCGGCGTCCGGTTCGTCTATCTCTCCTTCGCCAAGGCAGGTCCGTTCGAATACCCGCCCAACACACAGAAGACCATGCTGCACGTGGAAGCGACCGGAGGTCCGGATGGCGGCCCGGGCGGCTGGTACATCGTCGAGAGCAAGTCGTATCCCTGCCCCGTCTGCCAGAATGGAGCGAGCCGTGCCCAGGCTTCCCAAGTTGCCGCTTGACGCACTCCCTCCCGATTGGCTCCTCGTGCTGGTTCTTCTGTCGTTCTCTTTCTTGGCTGGGATGCTGTGCGCCCTAGCTCTAGTCGGCTTGGCCTTTCCTGTCCTTCTCGTCCTTGGAGGTCTCTAATGGTCACCGCTCCGCCCGCTCTTGAGGATGTGCTGTTCGAAGAGTCCTGGCTCTCCTGGTCTCCCGTCGGCGTCGAAATCCATGGCCGGCCCCCGACCTACGGTCGCTGGGAGCACGCCATCCATACGGCGCTCGGCCTGCGCTCCGGCTCGACTTGGGCTCTGGTCGATCTCTACCTCGCCGGCGAAATCGAGTTCGGCGAGCGCGCTTCCCAGGCCATCTCGCCAGCGCGCATTTCTCCCAAGCGTCTGGCCAACATCCTGTGGGTCGGTCGGCGCTTCCCCGTTGACCTCCGCCGGTCTGGCCTGTCCTTCTCCCACCATGAGGCTGTTGCCGGTCTGCTGGGCAACCCCGAACACCCCGAATGGCAACAGGAGGGACTTTCCCTGCTGGCCAAAGCCGAGCTCGAGGAATGGCCGGTCGAACTTCTCGAGGAGGAGGTCCGCAAGGTCCGTGGCCCTCGGCCGGGCTCCGGTCCTGTGGCCAGCCTGCGCTCGCTACGTGACCGCCTGCACGAACTATCCGGCTCCGAGGAGCTCGAGGACGTTTCTGAACATCTCGACAGCGCCCTGGCCCAGCTCGACCTCGCGCTGGCCGAGCTTAAGGAACAAGCGAAGGAAGGCGCGCTGTGAGACGAACCTTCATCAATTCAGAGGGTGCCCCGGAATATCAGCGTCGTGGTCGTCGTTCTCAGTCTCATTCCATCGGTGCCAACTTCGAGGCGGTCGTGGCTGACTGCCTCCAGCTCGCCGCCAACCGTGGCATCCTCACCTGGAACCGCGTCGGGACGCAGGCCCGTGCCAAGCGGGGGCCAGGTGGCACGCTTCGATTCGCTCCTGGGCCCTCGATGCCCGACTTCGTCGGCTGCCTTCGGGGTGGTCACCTCTTCCTGTTCGACGCCAAGACCGTCGCCGCCAAGTCTTGGCACCTTCCAGCACGTCAGCATCACCAGTACGAGACGCTCGCCCGCTATGCCTCCGTTGGTGCTCTGGCCTTCTTCCTGGTCCATCAGACAGACGAGCTCCGCCGCACGCTCAGCACCTGGATGCTCCGGGTCGTGGTTCCCTTCCGTGGGACGCGGCTCCCTGCCTTCCACTTTCCGGAGCTACGCCTCGGTCGCCCGCTAGAAGCCTTCGACTACCCCTTGGGGGTCCATGCCTGCTCAATGGAATTCGGTCGACCGGACTACTTCATCGAGGTCATGCGTTCGTGGCTGTGAAGCCTTTCAACGCCCTCTTCGACTTTCTGCCCCCTGACGTATCGAAAAACGAACGCGCAGAACATCTCGTTGGCCTCCGATTCGAAGACATCCCGGAGGCCCAGCGGAAGGGCATCATCCCGTTCGACCAGCCCTGCGAACTCGGCTACCACTGCCCGGTCTGCCAATATCCCCAAGACGTCGATGGTTTCCTGGATGAGCGCCTTTTCTGGAGTGAGTACGAGGGGTTCCTCTGGTGCGCCATCTGCAATCGGGACTACCCGAGCTGTCTCTGCTTGCCAGGCGAACCCGAGCGGGCCATCTCGATTTACCTCTCCTGCGTCGGCGATGCCCTTGAACGGTTCCGGCGGCATCTGCCATGAGAGATTGCCGACTCGCCCGGGCTGTCCGTCTTTACCTCGAGGCCGAATGGGTCCTCGACCATGAACCCCGGGCCATGCAGGGTATCCGCCGGCGGCAGTGGTCCCGTCGTCGGGAACGTTTGGGACGGCTTCTCCGCCAATCCCTACAGGAGGTTTCTCAATGATCGGCCTTATCGGTCTCTACATTGTCGGAGTTCTGGTCTACTCCGTCTTGATGGGGCGCATGCACCGAAGGAATCAGGCCACACCCAATGTGTGGTCCACGACCGTCTGTGTTCTGCTGTGGCCCATTTGGGTGTTCTACGACGCTGGCTATGGGATGCGCCGATGAGGCGCGTCTTCCTCCCAGCCCTGCTCGTGCTGCACGTGAGTCTCGTCGTGCTGGTGTATCTCCTGTTCTGCACGCGCTGGGGTTGCCCTCTGTGAAGCCGTCGCCGGCTCAGGCTCGCCTGCTGAAGTTCCTTGTCGAGCATCCGACGGATTGCCTTCGCACCTGGGGCACCGTTGTTGAAGCCGTCCCCCAAGACGAACTCAAGGAACATTCGTGGCCTCATGGCAATCCGACCCGCTTCGGGCGGGGCACGGTCATGGCCTGCGTTCGTCTCGGATGGCTGCTGCGGGTTCAAAGTCCCGACCGATACCGCTATGCCATGACCGATTCGTACTATCTCCTCTCCGCGGTCGGCCGGGAAACGCTCGAGAAGCTGAGACCGGATGACTTCGTTTCTCTCAAGCAAGAACGCCCCCGCATTCCCCCCGGGGAACTCGGTCGGGTTCTCCGTGCGCTCGCTAACCGGCACAACCCCGAGCGCGGCTGGCTATTCCTGATCGAAGCCGCCCTCGATGCTGGCTCATGGTCTCACCGTGTCGACGCGCTGGCCCTGAACCTCTACGCTTCGCAGAACTACCGGCGGGTCATCTACGAGGTCAAGCTCTCCCGGTCTGACTTCTTCACGGAGCTACGCGATCCGGAGAAGACACGTCGCTCAGCCCACTATGCCTCGTCCTTTTTCTTCGCCTGCCCCGAAGGACTCGTCAAGCCATCCGAGGTCCCCGACCCCTATGGTCTGGTCGTCGTCAAGGAAAACAACCGCACGCGCATGGTGAAACGATGCAAGGAGCTTCCGGCTGTCGCGCCAAGCTGGGCGACGGTCGGGCGTCTGCTGCTTCACATGTCTCGCCTCGAGGAGGAACATCCGGATGGCCTCTGATGCCGACGTTCTCTCCTTCATCGAGGCCCTTCGTCCGATGCTTTCGCCCGAACAGGAGGCCTCCCTGCGTGCGCTCGTGCGCGAGAATGGTGCTATGGCTCGCCAACTGAAGGTTCTTCCCGCTCTCAAGCGCGCCGCTCTGACCTGCCCGGAGTGCGGCTCGATTCTCCGCTGCCCCATGTGTGGCTTCGATGGAGGTGCGAAGTGATCGTCATGCATCGCGGATTCAATCCGAAGCCGTCCAGGGTCATCCCGGGCGAGGAACGGCTCTCGGCCCAGGACCTCATCTCTATCTTCCACCACCACCCGGAGGCCCTCCGGCAGGACCTGTATCAGGTCTACACTCTGCTCGGTCTGGACGGAGAGCCGATGGCCGTCATGGCGGTTCCGCTTGGCTGGCCGCCCCCAGGAGGTCTAGCGTGACTCCGGTCAATCGCAGGCATCCACGGCCTGCCTCAGGCCATCGCCACGCACGGCGCAAGGCCATAACTGGTACCGCTCTGCCCAAACGGGGCCGCCATGCCCCCAGGCCCCGCCAGGACCTTCCTGCGGGGTCTCCTTTGGCCGTTCTCCAGGCTCGCCTGAACAGCCTTCACGAGACGCTTCCCTGGCGGGCCATCGCCCAGCTGCCTGAGTTCCGGGGCATCCCCCATGGGACCCTGTCGGCCGTCGCCGGCGGTCGGGTTCCCCGTCTCCCGCAGCACCGGGCCCGCCTCGGCCTGGACCCTGGCGTCCTGGAGGCTGCCCCCATCCGTATCTGCACCTGTGGCAATCTGTTTCGCCCGAATCACCCTTCGAGAGTATGGTGTCCCATTTGTCATCCGGTGAAAGTGAAGGCGAAAGATGCCAGCTTCTCGTAGGGTTTCCGTTCGCTGCACAAGCTGCGGGTCCATATCTCTGGTCCCCCCCTCGCGCCGGTTTCGCAAGTACTGCTCACGAGCATGTGCCGGAACGGGGAAACAGAGGCCAGTCTGGCGCATCTGCGAACAATGCGGCATCAACTTCCGAGTTGCCGCGTCCAATGCGGTGTGGCATCCCTCTAGATTCTGCAGTACTGAATGCGTTCTTGACTTTCGTGCTCGTCGCTATCCGGTCATGAAGGTCCATCCGGATGGATACATCAACTACTATTGGCCTCGTCATCCTCTCTCTAACTCAGCCGGAATCGTCTCTGAGCATGCCCTGGTTCTCTGGCAGGCAAGCTACTACAGCGATGAAGTCCTGTTACGCATCAAGGATCCGAGATGGACTATCCATCACATCAATGGACAGAGGGACGACAACGACTCAGCCAACCTCGAATGGCGTCTCGCCTCTCAGCATCCAAGGGGCCTCGGTGTTTCCGATGCGGTCCGTATTCTTGAGGCCAATGGTTTCGAATGCTGCCCAATCTGTCACCCTGTCAAAGGAGGTTGAACATGGCTCTCGTCAAGCTCGTCGCTCGTCGTTTCTTCATCGGCCTGGGATTCCTCACAATCCTCTCGGTGGGTCTCTCTGTCGCGCTTGGGATGTTCGCCAAGGTCATCCTCCCGTACACGGATGTCCTATGGCTCCTCGTCATCATCGTGGGTCTGGCCTGTATCGCCTACCTCTTTGGCTGGATGCTCGAGGACGTTGAGCACCAGAAGAAATCCATCTCTGCCTCGCTCGAGGACCGGGACGATGCCGCTCCTCGGTAGGACCAAGCCGCTCACCTCGGCCAGGTTTGAGGAACACAAAGCGTTCGCCGACGAGGACTACCAGAGCCTATCCGCTCGCTTCCACCGTGAGGCCGTCGAAGAAATCATCCGGTTGCAGGGCTACCAGGAACTGCTCAAGGCGGTTCTGCGCCGGGTGCGCCGCAATCTCCAGCGCGGTGACCCCGAGGCCGAAGCCATCGACAGGTTGCTGTGATGCGAGGGTGCCTTCGGTCCTGCCTGTTCTACTTCATCGTCTTCGTCGGCCTCGTTCTCTGCTCCCTCATCGGTTCCTAACGCGCAGGCCGGGCGGCTCGCCATTCCGCCCGGCCTGTCCTGGAGGAGAGTCGCCGCCCCGCACCAGGGCGGCGCTGGTCAGCCGAAGATCGCGTTCTTGATGGCCGCGATGCCGCCGTAAATCTTCCGCAGGGCGATATCGTAGATGCCTGCGATGGCCGCCGTGCCTGCCACCAACAGGGCTCCGACGCCCCCCACGAAGCCAAGCCAATCGAGGAAAGCGCCGCCGGTCGGAACGACCGGGACGGGGATGCCGGCGAAGCCTCCGGTCAGCCCCAAGTAGGCGGCCGTCAGGATGCCCGCTCCCCAATGGATGACTTTCGTGGAAACTGTCTCGCCCCATTTCTTGGCGACGAGCTTGCCGACCTGCAGCAGGATGCTCCCGCCTCCGATGAACACCAGCGTGGCCCAAGGTTCCAGCAACATCGTTTACCCTCCGTGTGGACTGTGGTCTCGGATGGACTTGCTTGGCGTCTGGATTCTACACCCGCTAGGCTCTCCGTCAACTATGGCACCGGTGTGCTCTGCAACATCGGCACCGGGGTCGGAGCGGGCGGTGTCGGGTCAATCGCGGGCCACTCGAACGCCAGCTGATAGGTCTTCCACCACCAGGCCAGGCCCATCTCGTAGCTTCCCGCTACCGGGTTGTCGTTGATTCGCACCTCCACCCACGGGATTGTCCTCGCGCCCCATCGCCGGGCCGTCTCATAGTCCACCTCGACCGCAATCCCCTTGATGAGGATGTTGACGAACGCGTCGCTCCGTCCGCTGCAGTCGGTCACGAGGAACGGGCCTTCCCAATCGTGGCCCGGCCGGCGGATGTAGGCTCGGTCTCCGATGTCTCCGCATCCCATCACCGCCACCACACCTTCGTACTTCTCACAGTCCAAGCCCCGGTAATTGCAGACGGATTGCATAACCCCTTCGGCGTAGCTGGTCATGGCTCCACCGAAGCCCCTTGGGTTCTGGAATCGGCTCGCCTCCCAGGTGATGAGACCGGGCACGCAATAGCCCTGGTTCATGTAGCCGTTGTAGGCGCTCTCGTCCTCGCAGTTCACTTCCCAGGGCACCTCAAATCCCCACTCGCTCTCTGTCGCTGTGGCCGTCGGGACCGACGTCGGTGTGTTCTCGGGCGTCACAGTGGCCGTCGGGGACAAGGTCGGCAGGACGGTCGCTGGCTCAGCCTGAGGTTCCTGTTCCTGCGCGCTCGCCCCGTAGCCGACCAAAACCATGGCCGCTATCAGGACTAGGATGAAAGCCGAGATGCCCTTCGCTCGTTGTTCGTTCATCAGCATGCCCACAGGGTGCAGCCGAACCAGTGCATCAGCGCGTCGGCCTGGTCAAACTCTGTCCCGTACAGCTCCATGTTGAACGCTGGCACCACGACACTCGCGCCGCCTGGCGTCGTCCAGAAGTCCGTGAAGTCGGTGCCCAAGCTGGCCGTCACGACATCGGCTCCGGGCAGCTCCCTCAGCCTCCAGATGTTGTCGGCGAGGGTCCGGCCGGGTGCGTCCCACAACACGTATTGCCCCGCCCAGGTGTAGAGGTCGAGGTAATCGCCCAATGACAGCTTGCCCAATAGCTGGCTCGGGTGCCATTGTTCTTTCATCTCCCGGATGACCTCGAGTTCTCTCCGGTTCCGGTCAAGGTCACCGATCGACACCTGCCGGCCCCGCACATAGCAGAGCAGTTCGTTGCCCATCATGTGGTAGAGCCTCCCTGCCTTCCAGGTGCGCCAGTCTCCGCCCTGGCCGTCGGTTCCATTGTAGGTGCCGCAGAAGTCCGTGTAGTCCTGCCCCGGCACGATGTCCAGCCCTCCAAGCGCGTCCGTGGCTGCGATGAATCCGGGCATGGTGGTCGTCAGCACGGGCCCGTCAACCTCGACCCCGAAGTTGTAGCGGACTGTCCCGCGCACGCACTCCGCCCCACCGCGATACCACGCGGCATTGATTCGGTCGAACGCCTCGCGTGGCACCGTGTCGAGGTCCTGCTCCATGGCGTATTCTCCCGGGAGTTCGACTTCGGCACAGGCAATCGGGAGGTACAGGTCCCGCGGGAGAGCGACCATCACCAGTCTCGCCGGCATCTCCCACTCCTCGGGCCATGTCACCATCGATACGATGATGAAGACGTCCGTTCGTATCCCGAAGGAGTTGCGTTCGGGGTACTGCGGGTCGTAGTCCGTTCCCAGCAGGACACCGGTAAAGACCTCCGGGCCCGGCTCTGGTGTCGGCGTCGCCGTGGGTTCCACCGGCTGGAACGGCGTGATCGTGGGCCATTCGGCGGTTGGTTCTGGCTTGCCAGCTGGCGCGCAGGCGGCCAAGGCCAGCGTCAGGCAAGCGGTCAGGACTGCTCCGTGAAATCGCATCGTGTGCCTCCTTACGGCTTGTGGGTTTCCCCAGGGGGGATAGGTGAGGTTTGCAACTCTGGCCAGCCTACCGCGGGTGGCCAGTGCAATCAAGGGGTGTCGGTCCGTCTGTCACGGGAGCAATTATCCCCCTATGTCCCGATTGTGTCAACCCCCCTTACCGGAGCTTCTGCTGGGTCTTCTGGAGGGCCTGGATGGCCCGGAGTGTCCGCCCGTGCCGTATCTCGGCCAGGCCTTCGTGCCTTCCCAAGGAGTTGGCCAGGTCTCCAATGGCCCCGCTCAGGTCGGCAGCCATTTTCGTGACGGCATCGGCGAGCTGATTTACGTAACCGGTGCCCATCTCCATGCCTTCCTTCCGCTGGGTCCGGTCAAGCTGTAGCGCTTCGGTTATGTCCTTATCCTGGTTCTGCAGCGCTTCGACGAACGTGGCTCCCTGCTTCTCCAAGAACCCCTGCCACTGTTTGTCTCGTTCCTTCCGCTCGTCCGCCTCGTGTCTGTCCCGGCGCAGCGCGTAGTAGATAAACGCCCCGACCATCCCTGCCTGGAAAACGAGGTCCCAAGGGTCCATCACAGCACCGCCCGTAGCTTGTAACCCGGATTCCAGTAGTACCCCGATTCCCCCGTCGCCCGCACGCGGACCTCCCACCAGTCACCTCCCTCGCCGCCGAAGTCCAGCGCGTCGACTAGCGTGTTGACCGGCAGAAGGCGCTTGATGCTCGCTCCCAAGTCCGGGCCGGTCCGCAGGTTGCCGGCGACGTCCACAATCCATCCCTTGCCAGGGAACAGGTCGACCATGTAGGGCGTCGGGTTCACGATGTCGCTCTTGGCCATCCAGGGGCTCCCGTGTCCCCGGTGCTTGAGCGTCATGTGGAGGTGTGCTGCGCTCGAGTTCCCCGTGTCGTCCGCCAATCCGATGAGCTGGCCACGCGCCACCGCCAGGCCGACGACGACCCGGATGGAACCGACCGTGAAGTGCCCATAGACCGTCTCGTACTCGTCTGTCCCGTGGAGGTGCTTCAACCTCACGTGCACGCCGTAGGCGTTGTTGTCGATCGGCTCAACCCGGCTGACGACGCCATCGGCCGCGGCGTACACCGGTGTTCCGTTCGGGGCACGGAGATCAATACCCTCGTGGCCCTTGAGCCCGTAGGGATTGTAGAGGTAGGGATTGATTCCGTAGGCCTGGGTGACAACCTTCGGGGCCATCGTTGGCCAGGCCAGCCTGAACTCCTCCGCCGGCGGCGGAACCGGTGCCGGCGGTGTGTCATCCCACGGGGCTTGGGCAACTGCATCGAGCTGGGCGGCCGTTGCGAGGTCCAGGCACCACACGCCAGCGCCAACGCATTGTGGGTTGGCCTTGGCGGCGGCGAAGAAAGCGATAAGCTGCGCCGGGCTGGCCCGCCAACCGGATGGGCCCGAATACGTCGGGGCCATCGGCACAGTCTCCATCCAGCGGTAGGCGTTGTATTCGTTCAGGCTCCGGCTCAGGTTCCTGGCCCCCGCGTCGACGGCCGTCTCTCCAAGCCAATAGACCTGAGGCGCGTTCGAATGCACTCCGCTGATGAACCTCGGGAATGGGAACGTCTGGTGCAGTGTCGGGTAGCGGTAGGTGCAGAGGTAAAGGATGAGGTCGGGCCAGAGCGAGTAGAGCCGGTCGAAGTACCGGTCCGCCACGCCGGCCATCCCTGTGCGCTCCGGGTAGACCTCCTTGTAGGGCGCTTCGGCGTCCACACCGAAGACGGGCGCTCCACCGAGCGCAACGAAGTCGCGCATGATATCGGCGGTTGCAGTGGCCTCCATCAGCGATAGGTCGGCGTCGAGCTTGTAGGTCTCGTTGTCGGCTGCCCGTCCGTACAGCCATCCCCAACCGGTGACTTCAATCCCTGCCGCCACCAGCGCCCGAACGGTCGAGGCCATGAGGTCCCAGTTCTGGTTGTGGGGGTAGTTCTCCGGGTTCTCCCATCGCCTGACCGTTCCGTTCTGGACCTTGACGGACACCGAACTGAGGCCAAGCCGTTTGGCCATCGCCACCTGAGCGGCCGGGTCTCCGCCGGCCCAGGCTCGTAGCTTCCAGACCATCCCTACTTTGCCGCGCATCTCAACCTCCGTAGCCTTCTAAGCGTAGGACGCTCTTCCAACCGCACGAGAACGCGCACGTGATCTTCTTGTCGCTCTTGCCGTCCGGTAGCAGCTCGTCACTGGGGACGACATAGGCATTCTCGCATCTCGGGCAGACTACCGTCGCCTCTCCCGCCACCATGTCCCACGTCTGCGGCTCGGGCTGGTTGCTCCGAGCGAACAGGATGACCGGCTCGGGTCCCTTCGCCTCAGCGTCCAAGCGCCGGCTCTCGATGAGATTGACGGTGGCCACGAACTGCATGTGTGGCGTCTCCTGGAATGACGCGTCCACCCAACGCTCAAGCTCCTTCTCCGTCACGTCTTCCGGGAGTTCAATGGTGGCGTAGGCCTGGAATGCCTGAGCCGACAACTTACTCAGGTCGGTCGCCTTTATGCTGCTGCCACTTTGCCGGCTGATGAGTGCCCGGATGACTAGGTCCCGGAAGGCTACATCGTCCAGGCTTGCCGTCACCCGCAGAAGGAACGTCTTCATGACAATTCTCCCGCCAAGAAAGCCGCTAGTTCCGGGTCGTATCGGCCTGTTGCTGGCCCAATCTTTGTCACCGCTAGGTTGATGCGGGCCTGCTGGTCCTGGTTGCTGTAGTCGCCCGTCCCTGGACCCTGGTTGGCATTGGGTTTCGACGTCCTGACAACCGTAGCCCAAGGGTCATACACACCACCGCCCGTCCCTTCGATGACAGACATTCTATACCCCTGCCGATGCCCGTTTCAGGACCAAGTCTGCGAATTCGCTCTTGCTCGGGCGGATGGTCAATTGGTTTCCTATCGTACTGCGCTCGACGATTCTCGTCTTCGTCGGGTCCTGCACAAAGCTGGTGAATACGGTTGGGTCGGCCGGCGAATAGCCGTGGGCCTGTACCCACCGGTCCACCCGCACTTCGTTGGGAGGCACGTCCACGCCGTTGTTGTCCCGCATGTTGGCCATGGGCTCCCAAAAGTCTGTGTAGTACTCGACGGCCCTCACCCGGGCTGCCGGTGCTGGCTTCACTGGTACCGCGATAATCCCCCAGTTGGTGTCCGCTCCAGAACTGGACCAAGACATGGTCACCGTGGTCGCCCCGGCCTCATACGACATGCCACCGAAGGTGTTGTTCCGCCCGATGCCCGTATCGCAGACTCCGCTGTTTATCAGTGTCTGCCCAGCGCCTGGCGATGGTCCCACTGGGTTGTTAGTCCCCATGATGTCGACGACGACCTGGCTGCTCTCCGAAGTAACATTCACTGTTGGAGTGCCACCGTTCCCACTGGCCTTCGCTTGCGTCCCGAATGGCGACGCGACATCGACGCCTGTAACGCCTACGGCGACTGCCGCTCCCGATCTAGCTCCTGCCCAGGAGATAGATACGGTGTTCGAACCAGAGGGGGGGGAGATGAGATAGTACAGACGCACTCGGACATCGCATCCAGCCGCGCCTCCCTGATAAATCGTGTCGAGTGATGTCATCGCCTGGCCGCCGTAGGTCACAGCACTCGGCGTGTTGTCTCCGCAGACCGTGACTCCAAGAAGCAAGATGCGATTTGGCGTGTCCACAGTCGTGTGCGCGAAGGACCATGGGTTTGCGCTGCAGGTTGTGAAGAGCGTATCGTTTGTGGTGTCGACGACAACCGCCATCAGACAACCACCCTCTCCGGCGCTGCTTGCCGGTAATAGAACTTCCGGCCAGCCTCCATGCCAGCGACGTACAGGAGGAAGTTCGAATCTCCTAGGTCGCAGATACTCTCAATCATCTCGCCGGCTCGTCTGTCGGCATCTAGCTCCCGTGTCACGGGTGTGGCGTTGGCCTGTATCGTGCTTGAAGCCACAAATTGACCGACGGCTGTGACGATGGTGCTCACCAGCGAGCTCGCTCCGACTGTGCCAGTCAGGGCCGTCTGGTTGTAGGTCCTCCATCCGAGTGTGTGCCACCAGCCGAGGCACGAAAAGACCAACCTGGCTCTCTCAAACGCGTCCGCCCCGAAGTTGAGTCCCTCCAGCTCCGGGGTCGGCCAGAACACCTGCTGAAGGTGTGTATTCGCCTTCTGAGCTGCCTCGGCTGCTCCGAGCTGTCCACCGTTGATGACCCCTTCCTTGATGCCGAACCTGGACTGACTTAAGGTGCTGTTGTAGACCGTCGACCGCGTCACCGAGCCGCCACCGATAGGCTGGTAACGGGTCCAGACTTTGTTCTCCATCCGGTCTAGCCAATTGGCCGTCTTAGCACTCCCTCGGTCGATGGTTATCCGGTTGATGAACCCTTCCCAATCGACATTGCTCTTGTCGTTGTAGACATGGAGCTGCCGGCCGGGTCCGTTGTTGAGATAGTCGATGGCTAGTTCTCTGTTGTCCGTCTCGAGCACGAAGCTGGCTGAATAGAAGCCGCCCATGTCACGGTCGACGAGCTTCAAGCTGTCTTCGAGGAGGTTCCTGACCGGTATCTCCTGGTGGAAGGATTCCCAGGAGGTGACGGGGTTCTCGCTGATGACGACGCTGGCGCTGCCCATCTAGTCGTCGCCGCGCATCCAGAGGTATTGGGGGTGCAGGTAGAGAGCCATCTGGAGGAGCATCCCGGGCTCACTGAAGAATGGCACCAGTCCGAAGGTCGCCCCGATGTAGTGGGCCGCTACAAAGTAGATGCGGTTCTCAACCCCCTGCCGCAGCTTGAGCTGGTCGCTCTTTCGGCTCCAGGTCTCTGCAATCACCCACTGGCTACCGCTCCAGATGCGCTTGATGGTCCTGTCCATCACCAAGCCGTTGTCGTCCTCGAGCTTCGTGCCTCCCCGAAGGGCCGAGGCTCCCGTCGTAGCGTCCGAAATCGGGTCGTCGTACTGAAGAATGGATTCGTCGGCTGGCAACAGAATGATGTCGTAGAGACGCAAGGTAGCGGCCCCTGTCGTCCGCTCAGCTCGCACCTCGAACAAGACCTCTCCGCTGGACATCAGGTCATAGAGGTCCTGGTAGCCAGCGAACGGCAGTTGCAGATAGCCTCCTGGCGTCAGGTCGATAAGCTCTATCCCAAGGTCATGCGCGGCCAAGGCCACGACCGGTTTGGTCAGTTGTGGTGAGCCGGCCGCATTGCTGTGGATGTAGACCCGCAGCGAGACTCTGGTTTCCCCGTTCCCGCCGCCAATCTGCTGGGCCCGCAGGAATACTCGGTACTGTCCCCGGTAGGTGTGGAGCTTGTTGGTCCCGGTCAGCGTTGCTCTCGCCACCATCGTGCTGTCGGTGCCGAAAGTCACATTCATCCGGTCGCCCCCGGGCGCTGTCGGGTCGGCCGTGATGGTCGCATCTGTCCCGGCCGCCACAGCCCATCCAGTCGGCAGCGCATCCCCAAGGTTGAGGAAAGCGTTGAAATCGGTCAGGTCCCGGCTACGAACCCCGGCGAAGACAGCGGATGTCAGGCCCATTGCTGGTGTCGTCCCCCCGCCCGCGCCTGGACGAAACTCCGCTAGCGCGTAGGGTGGTCCGTCCCCCTTCACGCTGGCTGCCGGAATACGCACCTCGCCCGAGCGCACAGTGAACACAGTCTTTGTCCCGTTCTGTGGTGTGGTCGTGTGGCTCGTGAAGGCCGAGATACGAACCCGAACCCAAAACTTGTTCTGAGCGTTGATGGTCGTCTTGGCCCAATCGCTCTTGGCTTTCCAGGCGAAAGCCCATCGCCCGACCTGCTTGAAGGGCGTGCTGTCCGGGAATAGTGTGTAATCGGTGCCGGCCGTGAGTACCGTGTTCCAGTTGGCTCCGTTCCAGTACTCCCACGTCTCCGTCCAGCTGTAGACGCCCGCCACCGTGATCTGTCCTGCGATGGCGAAAAAGGGCTCATCAGCTCCGAAATAGACGATGTCATTGACCGCCGGCGTCGAGCCGCTCACCGAGAACAGAGAGAAGCTCGCCGTTGCCACGAAGTTCGTGCTGAAGGCAGCTAGGCTGTCGTCAAAGCAGTAGATGTGCGTGAGCGCGGCGTTGGTCTGCTCGTGGTTCACCAGGAAATGCGCGTTAGCGACGTCTTCGTCCTCGGTGAACCTGTCATCGAACAGTACGGCGCTAGGGAGGACGCCCGGCTCGTTCGCACGCCATGAAAACCGAGCCAGCGTCATTCCGCTTTCAATGAGCGCCTGAGCCTCGACCGCCGTGTCGAAAAGGGGGTTTGGTAGCGCCAGCTCGGGCGAATGGTCCACCAGCGCCCATCGCTCTCCAGTTTCGTTGGTCGCCTTGGCATGGAGAATGACCGGTGTCCGCTGAGGGAAGAAACCGCCTCCGTATGCCCAAGCCGATTCCAACAGCCGGATGAGTCTCCTGACCGAAGCGTTCAGCTCATCGGTGCAAGGCTCCTTAGCGATGATACGGTAACGCTCAACGAACAGCTCATCCGTCTGTAGGGCCCGTCTCCGCAGCTGGTGAGGTTGCAGGTTCATTACCTGGCCAGCATCCCGTCCACCGGTCAAGGCTCCCCCGGGCTCGACCCTCGCTAGGTCTAGCCGTTCGTCCCCGAAAAGAAGTTCGAAGGTCCGGCGCATCTATGCCCCCAACCAGTCCCGCATCGCCAGGTCGAACGCCTGGGAAGAGATGCGGTCTCGGTTGACCACAGTCCCGATGCTCACATTCCGGCTGTTGTCGGTTGTACCTCCCAAGCCAGCCCCGCCCGGCGGCATCGTCGTCGGCGGTACATTCATCGTTGGTAGTCGCACGTTGTCGAGCGCCCGGTTGATTCCGCGGATGCCCAGCTCGAATTCCGTTGGGCTCCCCGGGATGAGCCAGTCAGGAATGGCGTCCTCGATCTGCTGGGCTAGGCTGCTGACCTTCTGGATAATCCCGTTGATGACGCTACTGATAGCGTTGCGGATGCGGTCGAAGACCGTCACCACAATCAGCCGTGCCATCTCGAAGTTGTTGCGCCAGGTGGCGATGAAGCTGTCCAGGTTGACGCCCACGATGCCGGCCGCCGCGTTGAAGAAGCCGACGAACGTCTGTTTCATCGCCTCCCAGGCTCCGGCCCAATCCCCATTCAGAATAGCCAGGGCCGTGTTGATGATGCCCGTGATGGCCACGAACGCTGCGGTGATCGTCCCGGCGATGAAGGTGAAAATGAACCCCACCACTGCCATGACCTCGTCCCCGTGGGCCTGCCATTCGATGGCAAGCTCCTGGAACAGCCCGCCGAGGCCCTCGATGATGCCCTTCACATTCTCACTGACCACGGTCAGCGCGGGCAAGATGGTCGCATTCCAAAAATCGGCGAAGCCCTGCAGCTGGGCCTCGGCCTCCGGCCTCTTTTCCCCGAACGCCGAGAACAGTGCCGTCACTCCGTCGATGAGAGGCTGAAAGGTCGTCCTGGCTTCCTCGAGTGCTCCCGGCAGTGTCTCCCGAAGCCAGTTCACGACCTCCCTGCCCTTGTCGATAATCCCGACGATGGTGTCCGTCACGGTTCCGATGACACCCAGGATGCCTTCGGCCGACGGCTTGAACCCGAGCGCCTCGGCCAATAGCTGCAGGGACGCCCACAGTTCCGTCATGGCGTCGACGACCTTGTCGGCATTCTCCCCCAGCACCGGGCCGAGCAAGCCGATGAAGTCCTGAATGCCGTCCAGCACCGGCTGCATGAAATCCGCCAGTCGCTCGAGCACCGGGATGAGCGCGTTGCCGATGGCCTCGGTCGAATCGAGCAGGTGCTCCTTCATGATCTGCATCCGCCCGCCGAAGGTCTTGGCGGCTCGGGCGGCCGTTCCACCAATCGTTCCGGTGAGTGCATCGAGCAGGAACTTCTGCGCGCCAGCGACGTCGCCGGTTTCAACCATCCGGTCGATCATGTCCTTCTGCTGGTCGGTCAAGACGATTCCGGCAGCCTTCAGGGCCCGTAGCCCTTCTCCCGGAACCTCGAGTGCCCGACCCAGCATCCCCGCCGCTGTGGCCGCATCCGTTCCCAATGCCGCGGCTAGGTCGAGTGTGACCTGGAGCGCCGGCTCGAATGCCTTCCCGCGTAGCTGGGAGAACCGGAGGAGTACCGTCTCCGCCGAGAGTACTGCCTCGTCGCTACCTCCGGCCAGGTCCTTGTACTGTTCGGACAAGCGGATGGCCTCTTCGCGCGTGACCCCCATAATGGCCCCGACCGCCGCGGTCGCCTTCTCTAGGTTGCCTTCCTGCCAGGCCAACAGGAACGCTTTCCGTTCGTCTTCCGAGAGCTCCGTTCCGAGCGCCGCGAGCGCGTCCTGCAAATTCCCCTGCCGCCAAGCCAAGGTGAAGGACTGGTTCGAGGTAGCGTCCATGGTCGTCCCGACGGCCGCCAAGGTGGCGTCGAGCTTCGCCATGACCTCTTCGTGCTGTAGGGCCTCTCGAATTCCGATCGCTGTGGCCGCCGCCAATCCGGTGGCCGCCGCCGCGACTGCTGCGACGGCCGCGGCGATACCAGCCGTTGCGATGGTCCCGCCTACTGCGACGGCCGCCCCACCGAGGCCCCCCAGGAGGCCGCCCGTGTGTTGGGCAGCCGACCCCATCTTCCCAAGGTCCGTTAGATATTTGCTGAGGCCCTTGACGATGGCCTCGACGCCCATCGGCGTGAATGCACCTGCCACTATCGTCTCCCGCGTCTTCGGCGTTTGGCTTCTTGTTCGGCCGCCCGCTGACGCTCACTCTCCATGTGCAGGTTGATTTGCTGGCGCAACCTATTCCACGCGATGACCCGAACCTTCAGCGGCTTGGGAATGTCGCCTGCTTCCCAAGCCGCTATGCTCAACCCGGCCGCAATGCAGGCTTCGAACTCCTCGAAAGCCCCGGAGGTCGTGATGCCGCTTCTAACCAGTTTCCCCGGCGGGCTGACCTCCATTATCGGTGTCCCGTGTTTCAGGACCCGGAAAGGTGCGCGTGGCGCGCTCAACCTCCACCGGCGAGATTCCCGCTGACCGGCTCAGCATCGTCAGGTCCATCGAGCTGACAGCGATGTATCGCTTGTAGAGGAACTCGAGGTCGAGCGCGTTGTCGAGCTGGTAGCCGCTCAGGTCCAGGGTCCCCCGGCGCTCGAGGAACTGGAGCTTCGGTAGCCACGTATCCGCTGGCGGAACTGGCTCCGCCAGATCGATGCCGAACATGACCATGGCGTCGATGGCTGCCATTCCCCGGTCCCGCGTCGCTCGGGTAAGCGCCCTCTGATACTCCGGGTTCCCCGGATTCGGTTCGTCCCGGTCCTTGTCGGGGTTGTGCCAGACCGGCACCGGCGGGTCCTGCACCCGCATCGTCACTTCCTCGATGAGGCTGGCCGCCACCGGGCGCAGCTTCGCCTTGATGCCCGTCGACAGCGTCACCACCTTGTCGTTCCAGGCCTGCTCTCGCGCCGCCTCAACCGCCGGCGATGTCTTGCCCCTGCGCTTGCTCATCTGTCCCTCCAGTCCGAAGTGGGTTGGGTTACATCTCGCCTACGATGACAATCCCGTCGCTTCCGCCTCCGTCCAGGCCCGTCGCCACCAGCAGGTGCGGGTCCGACACACAGGCCGCGATGGCCGTGTAGCGGTCGCTGTCCTGGATGACGCCGCTGTCCTGGGGCAGGACAATCCAGTCGTAGCCGCCGTTGAAGCTCGCCAGTAGGCGGCCCTTCGGCGCTGATGTCGTGTGGCTCATGTAGAAGATGCTGTCGCTGGCCTTCTTGAGTTCCTGAACGACGCCGCTCCCGCTGCCCGGGAATGCCTTCTCGGTCCAGCTCTCACCAGCATCGAGCGTGTAGTACAGCCGGCCCGCCGCCGAACCGACCAGCCACTCATTCTTGCTCTTGACGAGGACCGTGTTCAGGTGCACGCCAGCGCCGGTCGGCCGGACGGTTGCCGCCTGCCAGGTCGTCCCGTTCTTGGTGTAGATGACCGTCCCGCTGTTCCCGACCGCCACGGCGAAGCTCGAACTGAGGGCGTCGATGGCGTTCAGGTTGTCCACCGTCGCTGCGCCGGCGTCCTGCACCGTGACGCCTGCCGTCGCGTCCTCGAGCAGGTAGACATAGCCGCCCGCTCCGACGACCCAGGCCTTCGTCCCTAGGCTGAAGATGTCCCGTGGTCCCTTGCCAGCGACGTATCCGGTGGCCACCTCGGTGAAGGCCGGGTCGCCCACTCCGGCCTTGAAGTCTTCCTTGAGCGCGTAGTGCTGGGAAAGGCTGGCCGTGCTGACTACCACTAGGTAGTCCCCGACGCAGGCAAGCGCGTTCGGCTCCTCGGCCGCGGCCAGGGTGTCAATGTCGTGGGCGTACCAGTTCAGGCCCCCGTCGATGGAGTAGACGATGTCGGCTGGGGTCGAGGGGCTTCCGCCGGCGGCCTTGGTCAGGATGTAGACGCGCTGGCAGCCGTCGCTCTCGTTTGTGCAGTCCCCGCAGCTGATGTCGTCGCAGATGACGACGTCGATGCCCTCGTTGGTCATGATGTCTTCGGCCTTCTCGCCGAAGCCGAGCGGGATGATGTCGTAGATGAGCTTGGCGCTCACCTCGATTCGCTCGTTGACCACCGCCTGGTCGGCGCTTCCCAGGGCACCGAGGTCATCCGCTTCCCAGTTCACGATCAGCGCATCCTCCAGGATGAGGTCCTTGAGGAAGGTGTTGAACTGGTCCGGCGGGTCGCACACTCCGAAGTGGACCTGGATGTCCACGGCGCATCCCTTGTTCGCCAGCCGGAGCATGGTCGAACGCAGGTCGGCGGCGTAGCGGCCCTCGAGCGTGATGCTCGCCCGCTCGTCCTCGCCCCGAATGCGACCAATCTCCCGGAACTTTCCGTAGTTCAGTGGGTCCGGGGCCTCGATCTTCGTCACGTCTCCGAAGCCCTTGCTCGGGGCCTGTGCCCGCATGAAGCTCTCGTAGCTGGGCTTGTGGTCCACCCGCGCCCGGTTCTCGATGAGGAACACGCGGGAGTTGCCGGTCTGAGCTGCAATCATCTCTTCAGTCATGGTCGTCTCCTTATGCGGCTACGGCCGCGTCCTTCTGACGGTAGAGTTCGATGACCCGCCTGTGCAGGCAGGTCTTCACGGCGCTCGTCACGCCGCGCTGTTCCCGCTGCACGTCCTGCCAAGTGAAAAGTCCCTGGTCCACTAGGGCGTTGTGGAGTTCCCGCTTCACGTCCTCCCAATCGACCCCGTTCAGGTCTGGCGGCATCACCGGAATGCCCTTCTCCGCCATGCTCTCCGGGTCCCCGTCCCGCAGCATCGCCGCGTGCCGAAAGCCTGCCCGGTCGGTCCAGGTAGCTATCTTCACACCACCGCCACCTTCGGTCGACGCTCCGCCGTTCCAAACACCGCCCGCCAGGCCTCAACCTGGCCCCGCTTCGTCCCAAAGGGGTTCCGGACAATCTCGTCGGTCATGTAGTAGCTGTCGCCGCCGGTCGCACTCCGGCTCAGGTCCGTGCGCCAATCCTGGACCAGTGCCTGAACGCTCTTGCAGCTGCACAGCGGGCGCTCGAGCTTGCAAACCGTCAGCATCGCCACCAGCCGGGCCCACTCCTCCGGCATCGGGTCGCAGGTCTCGCCGCTCAGGAACTCGTCGCTCTGGTCTCCGCTCTGGTACCACAGCTTCACCAGCTCCGGCTCCCGGCAGACTGTCCACGCGTCCCGTGTCCAGACCCCATTGGTCTCGTCGTAGCTCGCGGGAGTCGGAACGACGAAGCCTCCATGGAGGTCCCGGACGTGAACGCACCCATCCTGGGTCGTCAGCTCGCAGGCCGTGCAACCCGTTCCGCTGCACTGCGAACAGATGCCGTTGATGAACGTCGATGGGCTGGGCTCCCAAAAGAACTGCGCGCTCGGTTGCGTGAAGTCCGTGTATTCCCGGTAGACATCCACCGTGGTCTCGTAGTTCGCGCTCGCAGCCAAGTCGAGAGCGGTGGTGCCTTGGTCCGTTGGGAACTTCTCCCACAGCGAAGGCTTGATGAGCTGCCAGCTGTAGAAGGTCAGGACCGTGTTCACCCCGCTGAAGACCTTGGCGATAGCCGGTCGAATCTCCCACTCCGGCTTGCCGCTCTTACCAGCGAAGTAGGCCTTCACCTCGCAGGCGTCCGTCACTGCCGCCGGCGTCGGCACCGTGATGGTGGCCATCTCGCTGTAGGTGTCGCCGTCCGGGTCGCTCCGCACAACGGCTGAGCCGGCCTGAATGACTGTCGTCGCCCGTCGGCCAGCCTGGAGAAACTTCGCATGCCGCAGCTTGATGGACTTCGGCATTCCTCGGATGTCGTAGCCGCTTCCCCGAAGCTCCCTGCGGTAGGGCTTTGGGAATCGGTAGACCTCCTCCACCTCGTACTTCGGGCCGGGCCAGAACCCCAGCTGGCTCGCCAGCTCGCGCTCGCTGTCGCGGATGGCCCGGGCGATGGTCTCCCGGCTGACGCGGTCCACGGCCTGCCAATCGTACTGGTGGATGACCATCCCGCAGGAACCGGACGAAGGCATGATGCTCCCGCCGGCCGCCCCGTTGAAGTGCGCCGGATTCAGCCCGATGATGGCTGCGAAGCGGTCCAGGGGCAGTATCGTCCGGATGCTTGCTCTAGCCATTGACGCCTCTGTTGATCAGTATGGCGGCCGTGCTCAGTGCGAATGGTAGCGCCAGGAGAAACGCCTGCTGTGGCCAGATAATGTAGGCCACAGCCCAACCGAACGCTACCCACACGCTCATGCAGTGGACGCAGTTGAAAACAGAGGCCAGTCCCGTTGTCGGGATGACCCGGCTCTTTTCATCGTAACGGATTCCCGCTAGGTGCCTCAGCTTCGCGAACACCGAGAATGGCCCTTCCTCTGCCGTCAGCATCCAGGCGATGCGCCAGGTCGCTCCCGCCAGTATGACGAGTTCCATTTCACCTCCCAAAACAAAGCGCCGGACCTGCTGGGGCCGTCGGAGCCCGCTATCCCAAGGGGGGAGGGAAGCGGACGGCCCTGCGTCAGTCCGGCGCTGGCTCTATTGTCGCACGCGGTCAGTCTGGCCGCAAGCGTCTATTTGGGGCAACTTACATGGTGGCGTGGGGCAGACTCGAACTGCCGGTCTCCTGGTTATGGGCCAGGCGAGGACGCCGCTCCTCCACCACGCTACGCTTCTTTCCTGCTCCTTCGTCTCGGCTTTGCCTCAGGTGGCTTTGCCCAGGCGATGTCATCGTTTGTCGTCGCTGCCGCTTCCGTGGTCTCGGCCGCCGTCTCAGCTAGGACAACAGGCGGCTCAACCGGCTTGACCGGTTCCGGGGGCGGGGCCGCCGGGGCAGTCGCAACCGGGACAATCTCCAGCGGCTGGAACAGATGGGGCTGAGCGGCGACGTCGTCCCGATGGACCAGGAAGGTCTCCCCGCCGCCTCGGTATCCGTAGTTGGTCCTGGTCGCCACTCCGATGACGCCGTGAACCCCCTGGTTCGGGTGGACATACTTCGCCATCACGTATTGCTCATCGGCCATTGCGGCCTCCTTGCCGTTCGCTGGGGCTGCCGTCTCTGCCCAGGCCGCCGCCGGCGGCGGCTGGATTGTCTTCTGCCCGGCGCAGTTGCATCCCACGGTCTGAATCTCCTTGTACTTCTTCCTCAGGTATTCTACAAGCGCAGGCCAGTCCTGTAAACCGGTTTCACGTCTGGTTCCAGTGTAAAACCGGTAGCACAGCAGTTCCTTCTCGAGCCGGACATAGCAGCGCCCGGCCCTGGCCATGCGCCAGTGGTAGTCGACGTCCTCCCAGCTGACCAAGCTCTCATCGAAGCCCCCGATGCCGTCGTGCCAGGCGGAAGGCACCAAGCACGTCACGTTGGCCCACAGGTAGGGAGGCCAGTCCTCCGGCTGCCGCTGGGCCCGCTCGGGTTCGTATTCCGCCGCCCGGTAGCCAATGAAGGCTTCCCCGCCCTCCCACTGATACATCCTCTCCTGGAGTTCCCGGGCCAGCTTGGTTGGGTCATCGACGTGCGCCCTTCCGACGTAGTCGCTGTAGACGATGGCCCCGCTGGCCGCCCATCCCTGGAGCATGTCCGAGAGGGCGTCCGGGTGCAGATAGTCGTCGGCGTCCAGGAACAGCAGGAATGGAGCCCGGGCCCTGGTTCTTCCGAGGTTCCTCGCCGCGCCCGCGCCCAGCCGCTTGCCGTTGTGGACCAACCAGCGGACGTATGGATACGCCTTGCGCCATGGCTTCAGGTCCTCCTCGTCCATCGCTCCGTCAACGACAACAATCGCCTCCCACTTCCGGAACGATTGCGCCTCGAGGCTATCGACGGCATCTACCAGCAGGCCTTCATGTCCGGGTCCCACAGGGATGATGACACTCACCAGTGGCTCGTCGTACTGGCGAGCGGCGTGGCTCATCCGCTTCGGGGTCGCCTGGCTCGCAATCGGGTGCTGGTTATCCACCACCCACGGGTGCCAACGGAGCCAATCCACCTCCTTGTAGTCCGTCGAACCGGTCACGCCTCCGCTCAACCAGCTGTAGACGAACAGCGGTTCGGCCGTCGCCCGCCGCGCACCCCATCCGTAGGCCCCTGACCGGGTCCAGAACTCGGCATCTTCCGCCCCGGCCCCCTTCGGCGCATACCGCTGGCGGAAGCCTCCGAGCCGTGCCCACATCTCCCGCCGGAACACGCAGCAGGTAGGCACCTGGTTCTGCCGGCGGAGCTGGGCATCGTAGTTCCAATCGCCCGGCCACTGGCTGACCCCCTGGCTCCCGTCAGGCTTTATCCAGCGCAGGCCGGTGTAGGCTATGCCCAGCGTCCGGTCCTGTTCGAGCACCTGCACGCACTCCCGCAAGAAGGTCGGCTCGATGGCATCGTCGGCATCCAGGCAACAGATGTACTTCGTCCTGGCCTCGGCTATGCCCCGGTTGCGCGCGTGTGCGACACCTCGATTCTCCTGGCGGATGTATCGCACGCGGGGGTCTTTGAACGCCTCGACCGCCCGGGCGGTTGCTCCGTCGTCCGGGCTTCCGTCGTCGACGACGATGACCGCCTCGAGCAACGGCCAGTTCTGCGCCAACACGCTTTCGATCGCCCGACCGACCTTCTCAGCGTACTTGTAGCTCGGGATGATGACCGAGACACTGGCGGTCTCCTGTCTGGCCGCCCCAGCGAACTCGTAAAGAGCCAGAACTTGCCTGGCTGCCCGGGCCCAAGTGTGCGCCCGGGCCATCTCCCGACCATTGTCTCCAAGCGTCTTCCGGTGCGTCAAGCAGTAGCTCAGGCCTTCGGCCAAGTCATCCTTGTCTCCCGGCCTGGCCAGGTAGCCATTGACTCCGTGCTTGACCAGTTCGAGGTTCCCGCCGTTGGCAAAGCCGAGGACCGGGACGCCGGCCGCCATCGCCTCTAGCGTCCCAATGCCGAAGGTCTCTTTGGTCGTGGCGAGGTAGACCGAGCTGGCCTTGAGCAATTCCCGCATCTCATCGTGCGGCCGCAACCCGCAGGCCCGCACGTTGCCCGGCGGATTGTCTGGCAGGTAGGTTGTCAGGAAAGCCTGGTCCGGGTGTGCCAGCGCCAACCACCGAATGGGGTCCGGGTCGCACACGTCTCCGACCCGGTTCTTGTTCCACAGCACCCAGCCCCGGTACTCGCCCGGCTGCTGCCAATCATCGAAGTCGATTCCGTGCCCGATAACCGTCGGGTCGACCCGCATCTCCCGTTGCAGGCTCTCCGCCACCCATCGGCTCGGCACGCTGATCGCCAGTGCTGCCCGCAGGCTGGCTACCACAGCGGCGTTGCTTCTCCACTCCCACGGGTGAGCGTTGTAATCCGCCGTCCAGTACAGCCCGTGGCAGTGGGCCACATCGGCCCCTTCGGCCATGCCGGCGTGGACGGCGACCAAATCGTAGTTCCTCGCCCCTGGCTCGAGCAGCTCCACCCCCAACTTCGGTAGCTCTCGGAAGTAGGCTTCCACCACGCGCCGAATGCCGCTCTCGTCCTTCTCAGCGAACTGGCTGACGTGCGGCTTCATCAGCACGCGCATCTCAGGTTTCCTTCCTCTCGAAGCGGAACCCGCAGCGCGGGAAAGAAGCCATCTCCGATGGGTGAACCGGCCAGATGCGGCAGATGGCCGGGAACCTCATCGGGTCCGAGAACACGGTGCAACGGTCGTCCCGCAAAAGCCGGCAGGGCTCCGCTTCGTAGGTCACCTCCAGCGGCTTGTACCACCACCACAGCCCCATCGCTTCGATGACCGCCCAGCCCTCCCAGGCGGAATAGTCGTCGGCCCCCTTCTCCTCGCTGGGCGGATGGTTCGCGCTCGCCGTCGCCCGCTGGAACCTGATGCGAGCCTTGCAGCAGTCCGCGCATCCATTGCAGGCCCCGGACCTCTCGTACTCGACCAGCTTCCCGCCCTCCACGACCCACACGGGCCTGATGGTCTCGGGAACGCCGAGCAGCTCTGCTTCTCCCTCGTTTGGCAGCGGGGGGTTCATACTCGGAAGGTCACTAATGTTCGCACGACGCTGACCATCTCGTACTTCCCCACCAGTAGGGCCTCCACCGCCTGGTCGACTCCGGGCCATGGCTTTGGAAACGGTGCGTCTGGCAGTTCTTGGCCTCCGAACACCTCTTCCTTGTTGAAGTCGTGCACCGCCAGCAGTCCGCCCGGCTTGAGGTTCGGTATCCACGCCTCGATGTCTCCCGCGCAGCCTTCGTAGCTGTGGTCCCCGTCAACGAACACCATGTCCACCGGGTCGCCCAGCCAGTTGCTCCCGAATTCCTTGCTGTCGCCGTGTATCTGCTGCACCTGATCGTCCCACAGACCGGCATCCCGTAGCACCTTCTCCTCAGCTACGAGGCAACCGAGTGGACTCTCCGCCCGCTGCTTGTCCACCGTGAACAACCACAAGTCCGGTCGGCTCTCGCGGAATGCCAGCCCGCTGGTCCCCGCCCCTGCCCCAATGTTCACAACCACCGGATTGTCTGGAAGCATCCTGGCGAGCCTCTGCAGCTCGACCAGCTCCTCCACGAACAGGTACTTGAACGCCGCTCGCAGGCTCTCGGCCGTGTGAATCATTAGCGTCTCAACCTAGCTTCCCGCTCCCGCTCTTTCCGTTCGTGGGACCTCTTGCCAGCGGCCATCAACTTGGCCTCGGTCCACTTCGTCAGCTTCGGGGGAATCCATGGCCGGAGCTTCCCCAGCAGTGCCCAGGCCTTGAAGAACCACTGTGATGGTTTCGTCTCGACCATTCGTAGCCGGCTGTGCCGTTCGATGACGGCCGCACCATAGGCCACCGCGCGGCTCATCTGTGGGAATGCTTTCCTCAGCCACTTGTAATTGCGGCTCCCATCCGGGAAGTGCAGTTCGACGCCGGCCTGATAGTCCTTCCGTCCTGTCGCTGGGTTGAACCTCTTCCGGCTGACCAGCATCCTCGCCCGGGCTGCCTGCTGCATCCTGTTGGCGAGTTGCGCCACGGCTGCCTGGACTTCTGGCCCAGCTCTCACACCCACACCCGGCTCTGCTGTGCTCTTGGCCACCAGTTGCGGCCGCAACTTCTTCACCGCATCAAGAGCTGCCTGGACTTCTGGCGGGGGGGGCTGTGTGTTCATCGTCCACTCCGGAAATAATCTTCGAAGCAATCGGCCATGTAGTCGATATCATCCGGGCCGAGGTCCTGGTGCACGCCGACATAGAACCCCCGCTCGTTGACCACTTGGGCGTGCGGGTAATCCTCCTCGAACACAAACTCCCGGAAGACCGGCTGGTTCGTCAGGGGCAGCATGTCACGCGTCTCGATGTCCCGCTCGTTCAGCCAGGCTGTCAGGCGTCCCTTCTCCGGCCGGCCACAGACGATAGGGAACATCATCCAGCTATGGCTATTGCCCGGTCGCTCCTTCGGTAGCGTCAGGTCGGCGTCGGCGTGCTCATTGGCGATGCTCAGCCGGGCCCGCAGATGATTGGCATTCCGCCGGCGGACATTCACCATGGTGCGCCAGTCCTCCAGCTGCGCTAGGCCCAGCGCCGCCTCCAGCTCCGTGATGCGGTAGCTGTGGCCGCTGAACGCAAAGCGGAATGACCGACCGATAACCGGCCGCGGGGAAAAGTTCTCGTCCATGTTGAGCTCGTCCGGGTCAAGCCCGTGGTTCACCAGACAGCGCATCCGTTTGGCTAACTCCGGGTCGTTGGTCGTTGCCATCCCGCCCACGCCCGTCGTAATCAGGTGCGCGTTGTAAGTCGAGAAGCACCCTACCTCGCCCCAACTTCCGACGACCGCCCCGTAGTGCGAGGCGAACATGGCCTCGCAGCAGTCCTCGATGGTCATCAGCCCGTACAGGCGGGCAAGATATAGCAGGTCCGTCATGTCCGCTGCCTGCCCGAACAGGTGCACCGGGAGAATCGCCCGGGCCTTCGGGTGGTCGGGCAAGAGCGCCTCCACACCGAAGGGGTCCATGCCGTAGTAGTCGTCGATGTCCACGAACACGGGCTTCATCCGGTTGTGCAGCACAATGTTGGCCGTAGCGACGAACGTCACGGCCGGCACCAGGACTTCGTCGCCGTCTTCCCAGCCCTGGAGTTCCTTGAGCGCCTGCAGCGCCACCTGCAGGGCACTTGTCCCGCTGTTGGCCAGCACGCCGAAGTGGCAACCGTGCAGTTCGGCTATCTGGCGCTCGAAATCCATGCTCATGGGCCCGTAGCTGATATGGCCGCTTTCGAGCACCTGGCGCACCAGCTCATGGGTCTTCTCGGTCGCCCGGAACGTCCCCGTCCCGATGTGCCGTCGCGCGCGGACGAGCGTGTTCACTCCGAATCTCCGAGGTCGTAGGCCAGCTCCGCCAACCGGAATGGCCGGCTGTTGCCGTCTTCGAATAGGACACGGACCAGCGCCGCCTGCCCCTTCCCGTGGGTTTCGGGGTACTCGGAGACGATGACGCCCTTCGTCCCCGGTGGGCAGTCGTTGTAGATGGCCCTGATGACCCTGACCTTCTTGCCGATCGTCATTCCTTCAACCTCGCTTTCAACTTCACCATGGCGTCCCAACCCTGCACCTCGACGGATAGGGTCAGAACCCCCGGCGTCTCGAGCACGTCTGCTTCGATCTGGTCGGCTATCGCGCGCAACCCTCTCGCTGCCGCTCGTTTGACGGCCTCGGCGGCAGGTTCATCACGCCTCAATTCCATCGCCACGAGGCGCTCCCATGGCAACAGCTGCCTCACATTCCCCATGGCTTCAGCAGGCCTTTCGTCTTGAGGTCCTGGCGGTCCTCTTCCAGCAGTTCGTCCAGCAGGAGAGTCCCCGGCTCTCCGCCCCGGAATGCTAGGGTGTGATGCACGGGCCAATTTGCCGTTCCGAGCACTAGGGCTTCCTCGCGCAGGGCGGCCAATCGTCCGGTGCCGTCGAGTTCAATCTGCCATGGCGTCTCGTCAGCCCTCATAACTCGCAGCAGATGCCGACGTCGCCACAGCGCCGTCATCAAGCTCATGTGGTACTGGCTCTCAGGGTCACTCCACACGAGGCTCAGCCGTCCGCAGGCCCCATAGGGTCTCGCCCCGCCGGCATACTGGCGGTCCCCGGTCAGGTCCATCCGGGCGACGTAGTCGAACTGCTGCATGTAGTCGGCCAGCATCCCCACCGCTTCGGTGTCGACGTCTTGCGTCAGCCAGTAATCCTCGAGCATCAGCACGAACACTTCGTGCGGCTGCTCGACGATGAACTTCCCGGCGGCATTGCTCCACTTTCCCACCGGGTAGTCTTCGAAGCGTCCGATGCTGCGGAAGTGGAAGTTACCTGGCAAGGGGAAACTCGGCGGCGTGAAGCCCCCTACGAGCACTTCGGGGTTCGGCTTCCAGTGTCGGTTCAGCAGGAATGCGAACGGGCGGAGAGCTTCGATATAGCGGTCGCTGGTGAGGACCAGGACGGGTGGCTGCATATCCCTTACGTCCTCTACGGTGCCCTCATTGTAGCCGAAAAGAAGAGGGCCGGTCAACTGACCGGCCCTCTGAAAGGTCTGGCTGAACTGGCTTACCAGACGTGGCTGGTTGCCGGAGCTCCCCGCAGGGACACGCCGCCGTCGGCGAAGTACGGGTCACTCGGGTCCGGGCTCCGCAGGTGCTGCAGCGGCTGGTACCGGACAAGGTCGATGCGGCCGGCCAGCTGCGGCGTCCGCAGCACGACCCGCCACTCGGTCTTGGCGCTCAGCTTGTAGCACCACTTGACCTGCTCGACGGCCCAGCTGTACATGCCGCCATCGGTCCAGAACCGCTCCAGGCCCCGGAGCAGTGCCGTGTCGGAGGCTCCGGCGGCGTAATCGACGTGCTCGATGTACGTCACCGGGAAGCCGCCCGTGATGCTCAGGGGGAGCATGTAAATCGAGCTGGCATACTGGCCCGGGAGCAGGTTGGCATCGTTGATGTTCGTGTTCTCCTGGATGCCCGTGTCGGTGATGACCCGGTACCGGTTGCCGTTGACATCGATGTAGCGGCCGGCGCGCATGGCGTCGCGCTGGGCCACGTTCTCCCGACCGTCGATGAAGACGCTCGAGCCAGCACCGATGACCGCGGTCGCACAGCGGCTCGTGTTGTACTGGCACGGCCAGACTTCGCTCAGGGTGAACCACAGCTCCGGCCGCATGACGAACACCCACTCCACCGGGTCCAGGCCCATGCGCTCGGCGTTGTAGCGCAGGTAGAACTCCAGCATCCCCATGTACTCGACGATGCTGCGGGCCGTCCCATCGACCGGGCTGCGGGCGAAGCTCTTGACGTCCGAGTCCAGCGCGGCGCAGGCGATATTCGTCTCGGCATCCACCTGGCCGGTGGCGATCTGCCGGTCCAGGCCGGGCGGCTCCTTGTAGCCCCCGCCGATGTTGTTGTTGGCCGGGTTGCCCCGCCACAACAGCCGGCTGTTCAGCCGCTCGAGCTGCACGCCCACCCCGACCATCTCGGCCATCGTCACGATGTTCAGGACGTCGGCCTCGCTCAGTTCGGAGGGCTTCATCTTGTCCAGGCCGAGCAAGCGACCGCGCAGGACTAGGTCGGTCGTGATTCCGCCCCGCAACTGGAGCATGACCTTGTCCCACTCAATCGTGTTCGTGTCTCGCTGGACACGCCCGAACTGAGCGGTCAGGTTGCAGCCCTTCATGTAGCCGCTGGGGGCATCCGAGCATGGGTTCGCCGGCTCGTTCCCGGTCGTCCCCGTGAAGCCCGTGATCGTGGCGTAGCGCGGCTGCTCAATCACGCTCGGGAAGTGCGGAAGCTCCGCCAGCAACCCGTGCGGACGCACGTGGGCCGTGATGACATCCGGCTCCAGTCCGGGGGTGCTGAACACGCCCCCAGCCCCGAACAGCAAGCCGGCCGTGTTGACCAGTGCGGCTTCCTTGTTGCCAACTGCCTTGATGCTGCTCCCGCCCTTCCCCGCCAGAGCACCCATGATGGCCTGCTGGCCTTCGAGAAGTTCGAGGACCTTCTCCATGTAATCGTCCACGTCGTTCCTCCTGTTGTCTCGTCGTCTCGGTTCGGCTCGTCAGCAGGCCTTACGCCGCCGGCACCTTCGGCGCGCCGCTGTTCAGGGCCTTGATGCGCCCGATCAGCGGGATACCGCTCGGCCCGGCGTCCTCGGTCTCGGTCTCCGCTGGGGCGGCACGGCCAAGACTGGTCCGGCCGTCCACGCGGGTCTTTTCGGTTCCGATGACGCTGGTCGCAATCGACTTCCGGCTGGCCCGAGGCGTCATCATCTCGGTTTCACCGGCTGCCTGCAGCAGCTTGTTCAGCCCGGTCTCGATGCCGGTCAGGCGGGTGTTCACGCTCTCCGCCACGGCCTTCATCGCCGTCCCGAACTCGGACCGCAGTGCGGCCACCTCGCCGCCCTCGCCCGGCGTCGGCTCCGGCGCGGGTTCGGGTTCCGTAGGCTCGACGAGCTCCGCCAGGATGGGCTCGAGCGCCTTGGCATCCGCTCCCTTGGCCTTCGCTGCCGCCACGGCCAGACCTGCCTTCTCGTCCGCCAGACCGGCCTTGACAGCCGCCTGCAGGGCGGCCTTCAAAGCGGCGTCCTTGGTCGATGCGATGATCGCCTCCACCTTCGGGACCAAGGTCGCCTTGAAGGAGACGCCGGCCTCCTCGAGTTCCTTCGTCCGTCCCTCGCCCAGCTGAACGACCAGGTCAGCGAGTTCCTCGCCGCCAATGGCCTTCAGTGCATCACGCTGCTTGGTATCCACTTCGAAAACCTCCATTCCTAGGTTGTACGGGTTCGCGGCTACGTGCCCTGGCAACACGGTGGTTTCTTGCTTCTCGAACCAATCGTATACGCCATCCCTCCTGTCGCCGGCCTTGTAGGTGAACCCGTGCGACGTCCCCCAGCCTTCCGGGGCGATGATAGGGTGCCCGTCCGGGTGCTCCTTGAAGAACTCTGCGAAGGTTTCCCCGATCGGTGTCTCATCGAAAGGTCCCGCCTCAACCAGGAACCTCCCGCTCATTCCCTGCCAGGCGATGCTCCCGAACTTCGTGCCCGGAAGATGCCAGAACCAGAAGTCGCCCTTGCTCTCCTCGTCCGCGTGCCGGTCGACGTATTCCTCGATGGCCTTGGCCGTGAACGTTTCCTTGTCCCGGTCCTCGAAGGAATTGGTCGTCCAGGTCAACAGCCACGGTTTCCCATCCGGGCCCTCGAACACCTTCATGCCAGCCTTGGTCGGCGTCGGCTCTCCCTTGTAGTCAGCCCAACCCAGCACGTCTCCGAGGTCCTTCATCAGCTTTCGAATGCTGCGCTGGAAGTCCTTCAGCACGCCGAGCTTGTCACCCCTGACTCGCCGGCCAGCCTTCGCGCCGGGCTTCTTCATCCCGGCCACGCCCCACAGGTAATCGGGGATGTCGTCGTCGTCGACGTCCATGCCCCGGTACTTCGCAATGAGCTTCCGAGCAGCGCCTTGCTTCGCTCCTCCGGGCAGGTCAACCTTCTGGCCTCGGTAACCCTTCGGGCCCAGCGCCGCCGCCGCCCGGCCGAGTTGCGGAACGGTCACCTTTCCTGGGCTTTCCTCGATGCGGAGCTTCCATTCGCTTGGGGCGTCCTTGTCCGGCGCGTACAGATAGGCACTGGCCTTGAATTCGTCGCCGTCCTCGGTCTTGGTCGTGGCCTTGACTGCCACCAGCGTCTGCCCCACTGCGACCTTCGCCTTCGCCTTCATGGCTTCGGCCATCATCACCGGCCGCCACTCGTCGTAACGCTTCACCTCGACCCAAGTCTCCGGCGGGTCGAACTCGAGGCCGGCCTCGGTCTCACCGTATCCGACTAGGTAGTTCTTGCCGTCAAGCTCGATGACGAACCCACCTTCGTCGAAGTAGGTGTCCACAATCCACGGATAGAGCTGAATGTTCCCTCCGCCGGGAACCTCCTTGACGAAATCGAATGCGGCTTCGAACGCTCGGCGCAGCTCCTGGGTCTGCCCCTCGTCCGACTCCCGTCCGGCCAACCGGGCTTTCTCGGAGGCCTCGCTGGCGTGCAGGGCTGCAATCTGGTCGTTGGCCATGTCTTCCGTGTCGTGGCAACCCAGCGCCTTCCCGGTCTTCTTCCCGTCCGCGCCCTTCTTGTAGACGCAGGTCTTGCCGTCTTCCATGATCTTCATGTAGGGCATGCCATCAGCTCCTTCGCTGAAGACTCCCCCGGCCCCCGTAAGCAGGCCGGCCGTGTTGCCTTCGGCCACCTTGGCCGCCAATGCCATCGCGGCCTCACCGTCGATTGCCCTTCCCGCGAGCTGGCCAACTTCCCCCTCGAGCTTTTCCCGGAAAGCCTCTATCGCTGCCGACACCGCGCTCGACAGTGAGATGCGTTCCTCCTTCGTCAGGTAGCCAGCCGCCAGCAAGTCGTCGGCCGCCTGGGTGTAGCCCTTGTGAATGCGGCTCTCGAGAAAGTCGGCCACGTTCGCCATTGGGCCGTGGCTCTCGTGACCGATATCCCCTACCTCCACCACCTGGTCCGCGTGGTGTTCCATCGGTCCCGGTTCTTTCCCTGTCGTGGTCTCTTGCGGGAACGTATTCTTGACATCCGCCAGGGCCATCGGCGCATCGAAGCGTTTGATGCTCTTGAACTTCTGGAGGTACAGGGTCTTCAGACCGGGCCACCATTCGTCGGCTTCCTCGCTTCTCACCTGGTGCTCTGCAAACCGGGTTTCGAGGTTCTCCCTGGCCAGCTCCTCCGCCGGCTCCAATTCCACTTCGGCATAGGCCTTCGTTCCGCTGGTGATGAGAAAGCTCGCATCCGTCGGCAGCGGAATCTTTGCCAGCATCGCCGTGCGCTTCCCCGTCCATACCAGGAAAGGGTGGGGCTCGGGGAGGTCGAGGCTGAATTGCTTCATGTCTCCTAACGCAAAACCGGGCACGACCGCCGTGTCTGGCGGACGCGCCCGGTAGGAGCGCCATAGCTTGAGCCTATTCTACGTTTGACCCTGCCCTGCTGTCAACAGGCGCAAGACGTGATTTGCCAGCCTCCACGGCTCGAGTTTGGTCCGCTTCGGCTCCGTCCAGACTATCGGGTCGCCCTTCTCGTCCACCAGGACGGATATCTCCAGCACCGCCAGCCCCTGGTTCCCCTCGTGCGCCACGGACTGCAACCTGCGGATGACGTTGAACCATTCCGGCCGGATGTCTTGCGGTAGGGTCATCCCTCGTCCCCGCCACTGAATGCTTTCTTGGCCCCCCTGCTGACGGCTCGCTCCATATCTCGGATGAATGGCCGGCGGCGCTCTTTCCGCACCTGTTCCGTCCACTTGCGCGGCTTGATACCTGGTCGGGCCTTCAGTCCCATCCGTCGGAATGCCTTCTTTCCGAAGAACAGTACTCGCCCCGCTCCGCCTCCGCTACGGAAGCTCCCCGGTCGCGTCTTGCTCTTCCAATTTGTGCTCATCATCGCCCATCGGGTGCGGGTGCCTGCCTCGAGCCAGTGCCACTTATTCACGGCCAGTTCGCTTCCCTGTGGGTAGGTCACAATCACCGCATCGCCGCCCCGCAGAGAAATCGCACTGACGAAGTGCGGTCGCTCACCCCTCCAGCTCTTGACCGTCTGCCGCATTCTCTGCTGGTGCTCGACGCCTTGATGGCGCAGGGCGTTGAGTAGCTCGAGGCGAATCTGGTCCACTCGGAGCTTCCCTGGCTTGATGGCCCTGAGCTGGATGGTCGTCCGTCCCACTACCGCAGTGCTCCTTCGAACCGTAGGAAGAAGCCGAACTCACTCCATTCTCCCACAACGAGGCACCGCTTGCACTGGCAAATCATCCGTCCGGTGCGCTCATCATAGCTACGCCTGAACCGGTGGTGCTTCACCAGGCACCGCTGGAAGCCCTTGGTCAATCCGCCCCGCATCTTCGGCGGGTCAAAAGGTCGCATCGAATGCACCGGTGGCAGTCACAGGATAGACGAGGATGGCCGGCCCCGCAACTACCTTTCCCCCGGGCGCTGCCTCGACGACCATCACCATAGGCTCGTTGGCCTGCAGGTGAATGGTTCCTCCGTTCTCAATCAGTTCACCCTGCGTCACCACCCGGACGGCCAGGGCTGGCCCGCTCGTTGCCTTCGGTCGGCTCCCCACGGGCGGCTGATGCACCCGCAGGGCGCTCCCCCCACCGATGACCTTGCGCTGGGCTGCCGTGTACTTCTGCACCCTCGTGTACGGACCGCTCGTCGTCATGCCGCCTCCTTGTGCCGCATCTCATACGCCGTCTCTCCGCCCAGCACCGCGTCCCTCGCCCGTCCGCACCTCGGGCAGTTGTGATGCTCCGGCAGGTTCTCCCTGCTGCAGATGCAGAGCCAGCGCTTCTCTCCCAGCTGAGGCCTCGGCTTTGTGGCGCTCACCAGCCGTATCTTACCCGGAATTCCAACGAACCCCTCACCTGCTGGCACCCCTTTCATCGTGGCCTCCTATCCCGGTCCCCGCAACTCCGGCGGCCGGCCGGGCGTCACCGGTGCGTCCGTCTTCTCAAGGTTGCAGCCGCATCGCCACCCACCGCATTGGAGTTCCCTGCTCCGTGGCATGACCCCATAGCTTGCCCATACGCTTGCCCGGTAGACCCTCCCGTTCAGGTTGCGGCAGTCGTCGCAGTGCTCCTTGTTCGGGTTCCATCTCCACCTGAACTTCTGGTCGGCGCAAGCGACCAACTGCGTCTGCGTCTTCGTCCTGCCGTACCCTGTCACCCACATCTCCGCCCGGCTATAGAGCGTGTCCAGTTTCCCGCCGTTCGCCCGGCTCCCGGCTTCGATGGCGTCCGCAAAGCCAACGATGTACCCGATGTTCTCGTCAATGGCCTGGGTGCGAACCTCCCGGTCGGCGGGTGTGGCTTCCTCGGGAGTGAAGCCACAGGCCGCCAAGCCTTCTGTCCAGGCCTGGGACAGCCGGCGCTCGATAGTGGCGGTCATTGCCCCCTCGAACTCCCCCCGGCTCGTCTCGCCGGCCCACAGCCCTCGGACGGCCGACCGGATGGACGTGCGGTACTGCGCCTCGCCACCGGCCGCCTTCGTCCGGCGCATCCGGAGAACGGAGGCTATCAGCATGGCCGCCCGGGCAACGTTCTTGCTCATAAGCCCAAGAACTCCCGGATGGCCTTCGCCATAGTGCGAGCTCCTGAGCTGTAGACCGTGTACATCTCGATGGCCTTCTGGTAGTTCCGCTCAACGATGTCCCTCTCGAATGGGGCGTAGGCGGTGCCATCGAACGGGCCTTTGGGTGCTGGCAAGGTCTGCCCGGTCAGAGCCGCCCGGACGAGTTCGTGCTCGTACTCGTGCAGGTCGATGAGCGTCCCCGGCATGATGCTCACATCTTCCTCCCCGCGGCAGTCAGCCGCTTCGCTGCCTGGCGCTTCTTGCGCCGCATGTATCCCCGCTTCCACTCAGCTAGATGGGGGTGGCAGTATCCAGAATTCTTTCGCACGCGCGACGGCGGGAAGCTCTCCGCCACATCCCAATGGCCAGCCGAACACCACCAGAGGTCCATGTCAGCCTTCGCTTACATTCACGTTCTGGCACCGTTCGCGCGATCGGCATCCGTCCGGGTCGGCACAGTCCTCGAGCGGGCACTCCGGTCTCGAATACATGGGCGCTATCCTCACTGTGAGCGCCGGGATGCGTCCATCGTAGCCCTGCCCACAACGCAGGCAGTAGCCCATCTTATAGGTCTCCTGGAATGGTCGGTGGCCGAGGAGCGCGCACATCACTCGATGCCAGACCGGGTAGGCCCCCACGTCCGCATGCCAAGGGAGCCAGCGCACGCCGCTCATTCTGGGTCCACCTTCACCGGGACCGTGACCGTCCTGTCCTGGCAGCGGCACAGCTCGTCATGGTTCGGGACCCAAAAGTGGTGGACGTTGCAGGCCAACTCAGCCTTCCCGCGGGCCTTGCAGCTGCACCATTCCCCATGCTCGTTGTGGAGTTTCCACCACTGGTCCGGGGCCTGTTCGAAGTTCCTGTCGAACAGAATCTCGTCGCCGTCGTGCGATAGGAAGTGCGTTCCCCCATGCCCCCGGTAGGGGATGGGCAGGTCGACGTTGGTGTAGGTCTCCCGCAGCTCGTAGTCCCCGAGGGACTTTCGGATGCCGAAGCAGGCGTGAGCGCAGGTCAGGAACTCCAACCTCACCGCCGAAGTCGATAGCGGGTCGAACATGGAGATGGCCGCTGGCGTCCCTGGTGGGTCCACCGTCTCGGTGTAGAACTCCGCCCGTCCATAACCGTAGTCGATGACATACTTGTTCATTCGCCCTCCTTCCGGGCTGGCCCGCGGTTGCGCCGGCTACAAGATGATGAGTAGCTCGTCTTCCTCGTCATTCCATTCGCGCCGCTCCGGAGCCGGTCGCTCCGGCGGAGGACCATAGTCCCGCCGCCCGCCCCCCGCCACAACCACTGTCACCGGCGGCGGTGGTGTGGGCGGTGCCGCCCCTGTGGTATTGCTCCAGAAGCCGCTCCCGTCGATGATGTCCACTTAGGCCGGGTCGATATTCGTCACGGGGTTCCCGGCGGCCGTCGTGACCGTTGCCGTCCAGGCTGGGGTGGCGTCGTCTTCGGCCGTCACCGTCAGCACGCCGCCGGCGATGGACCGCTTGTTCCGCAGGATACGTAGCGCATCCCTGATCGTCCGGCCCCCATTCGCTCCGCCCGCAAGCGACCGCCCCAGGGTAGCGTCGACTACCTCCACCATCCGGTTCCACTCGATGATGGTCGCCGTCCCCCCGTCAACGATGTCGGTGGTGTTGTTCCCGAACCGGTTGTCCATGATCTCCGTGTCGGAGGTCGCCGCCCCTATGTCCACCCCGACGGCGCAATCGTGAATCATGTTGTGCATGATGTGGCTACTGGAAGCATCCGAGCCCTGCAGTGACACCCCCGCGGCTCCGCCATTGCGTAGCTCGCAGTCCTCGACCGTCGTGAAGAAGCCCGTGCCGATGCCACTGTTTATCCGCACGCAGTCCCGCACTGGGTCGGTGATGAAACAGTGGCGAATCTCGCAGTTCTGAGACTGGTTCACCACAATCCCATCCTGGTGAGCATTCTCAACCCACAGCCGGTAGAGCCTGACGAAATCGGCGGTCGTCACCCGCACGCAAGTGGCCGAGGCCCCGCCGAAGGTCATAATCCGCATCCCGCTCAGCTCGACCCCGTCGGCCTCGATGGTGAATATGTCCCCGTTGTTGCTCCGGGTGACCAGCACGTCGCGGCCTGGGCCCCGTATCTGGACGTAGTTCTTGTTGACCGTGATGGTGGTCGTCTCGGTGATGGTCGTGGGGCCGCCGCCGCTGTTGGGAAGCAGGATGATCTCGTCGTGGGCATTGCTCGTGCAGAGTGCCAGCGCCGCCGTGATGGTCTGGACGGGCAACTCCCGCGTGCCCGGGTTGGCGTCGTTCCCGCTCACCCCGTCGACGTAGAACGTCTGGCCAGCCACCGTGTGCTGGCCTCGCTGGTAGTCGATGCGGTCCAGAATGCGCTGCTGGTCGTCCGTGATGGCGCTGTGTACCCGGTACTGCAATCGGCTCGGCACTATCCCTGCCGCCGAAAGGTTGATCGAAAGCACGCCCAGCGTGTCGGTGTGGGCCGCTGACAGCGTCATCGAGTACCAGCCGTTCTCCATCTCCGTGATGGTGACGGTCATGGCCCCGAAGGCTCCGCCGTTCTTCGAGATACGCTTGGTGAAGTCCCCGTCGACCTTGCCCGTCACGGGGTTGCCGGAGGAATCGAGCGCCACGAAGGCAATCGGTAGAGCGGTGCTACGCTTGAGTGAAATCATCAGTTCACACCCGCTTCTATCCCCTCGAATATGCCAGTGTTCAGCTTATGCCGCAAGCCTGCCCCTCCAGCGGCGGGGACCACCGTGGCGTCCTGCGTCTCTGTTGCGGCTGCCGCTTCTACCGTCCCACCTAATGTCACCAGCGCCCAATCCGAGGCCTCGAGCGCCGCTCCCGCCTCGGTAACTGCCGCTGCCTGGTCCAGCTGGGCGGAAAGTGCGTCTGCCGCCGCCGCGGCCTCCGTCATCGCGGCCTGCGTCGTGAGCAAGGCGCTGGGTGCATCCCCCGCCGCAGCGGCCTCGGAAACCGCAGCCAGATGGGTCAGGAGAGCGGTCTGCGCGTCAGTCGCGGAGGCGAGCTCGGTAACGCCGTCCTGGAACAGGAGGCTTGCTGATTGCGCGTCCGCCGCCGCCGCGGGCTCCGCAACCTCGGCTAGGGTGGTCAGAAGCGCGGTCGGGGTATCCACCGCCGCCCCTGCCTCGGCCGCCGCCGCCGAGTAGATTGACCCGGCGGCGTCCTGCAAGTCCGCGGCTGACCCCGCCTCGGCGACGCCTGCCAGCGTGGTCAGGACGGCGGACGGTGCATCGGCGGCGCTGGCGGCCTCCGTTACATCGGCATCGATGCCCGAGGTGTATTCGATGTGGAGCTTGGCAGCAAGGGTCGCGGAGACGCCATAATCCTTGATACCGAGGTCACGAGTTGAAGCAGTTGTGGGTTGATGGCAGGTAACTGCCATCGTATTGTTAGCAGCCCATCCCGGCCTATCAACAACTGCCTGACATCCAGCCACCAAAGAGGGGGTGTTGAAAAATGTGGACCCATCTGCACCGAGATCAGCCACGTCCCAAAGAACCTGATTGCCGGTGCGTGTCCTTCCAGACACATCTAACGTCCCTGTTCCTATATTCCATGCCGCCGCACTATCGGCAGCTTCAAAATCAAAATCGTGTTTCGGCTCATCTGCGGTCGTGCCCGTAGGACAAACGGACAGGTAGGCAACATCAATCGTGGCAGAATTTGGAATGTTTACAGTTGTGAAGCGGCCCCCATACCACTCGTCTACATGATCCATGATCGCTTGCGAAGCGGTGACATCGCCCGATAAGTTCTGTGTGACATCGTCGTTGTCGGTACCCACCTGCTCGTCAATCGTCGTGTCGATCTCAATGGGATAGTCCGCGGCCTGAAGCCATGCAATGGGGATCCGGTGCTCCACAAACAAGTTAGGCCCGGTCCGGCGCAACCTGAATGTCCCCAGCAACTCATCTGGGTCCTGATCCTCCACGGGTGCTCCGTTAGAGCGCGGCAGGTTGAATACCCACAGGACCTCGCCAGTCCCCTGATGGCGGAATTCGACGTAGCCCTGAGTATCGACCGGATTGTTGACTGCCCGGTTCCACAGAACTCCATTCACGAAGATGTCGATGCCGTTCGAAACCTGGAAGATGAACTGCAACCGAGCGACGGGGTTGCCGCCCGCGATGATGGTTGCTGTGGGGGTCGGCCATCTGGATGCCTGATCGACGATAAGCCGCTTGTCCAGCCTGGCAGTTTGCGTCTGCCACCGGATGTCGAAGCCAGGCCCGAAGGCCCCCTGCCAAAACAGGACGTCCTCGTCCTGGACGACCGCGCTCGCCGCCTGCGGATTGGCGATGGCCTGGATTTGATCGAGGTCGTTCGTGTACTGGAGCTGCTGGGGTTGGAAGGCGATGCTCTCGCCCGTCCCGGGGTGGACGTACTTGACGATCTGGCCGGATGCGAAGTTGGCCAGCGCGAGCGCATTGTAGCCAGCCTGCACCATCTGGAAGTCCCAGGGCGCAACGCCTGGCTGCCAAGCGGTGTTGATCTCCTGGTCCTCGGCCGGCCCGAAGTGCATCGGCCCGATGCCGAGGTCGAGCATGAACTTGTTGGGGTTTGTGGGATGCTGGTGCTTGATGGAGTTGCGGAGACGCGCAACAACCGTGGCACCAGGCCACGATTGTTGCGCCCTCTCCCGAGCCTCCCTAGCAGGATGGGTCACGCCGCGGCCCGCCTATAGCGAGGCTGTGTAGCTGACGTTCAGGGTGTCGGTGTTGACGACGCTCTTGTCCCCGCCCGTGAACAGCCCGGCCGAGTAGAGCACGCCGCCCGTGTTGTCGATGGTCGAGAGAGCACCTGCTCCATACACCAGGAAGCATCCCTTGACCGTGCCCGTCCCCGTGATGGCGAACGACAGGGCTGCGCTCAGCGCCTTGCTCCCGCCGCCAGCAGCGGCCCAGGCAGCCGTCTTCCGCGGGGCCGTGTAGGTGGGAGCGTTGGCGTTTCCCGCCTCGAGCCATCCGCCGTGGGAACCCATCGTGTCGCCGGCCGCCACGGCCGTGAAGCTGACTGAACTGATGAGCCCCATGAAGGGACCGGTCACGGTGTAGCCCGCCCCGGCGAGGTAGGTGTCCAGCGCCAGATTCTTGCCGACCGTGGTCACGACGTTCGGGGCGACGTCTCTCCACTTGAGGTTGCCGTCCTTGTCGTAGCACTCCGCCACGTACCAGCCGTGGGCTTCGGCTTTCTCCTCCAGGCTCGCCGCCCGTATCAACTCGGCCACCGCCTGGGATCTTGCGTCTGCTGGTTCGTTGAGCATCATGCTCCTCCTGGCCTGTCTGTGATTAGAACCGTCCTATCACGAGCTCTTTGGGTCTTCGTCCGAAGGGTTGGGCTCTGGTCGGGGGAGTGGTCGGCCTGGCCTGTCTGTGACGAGGTACCCAGTCGGCCCTGCCGCATCGACTTCCCGAATGGCCGCTTCGAGGTCAGCCTGCTCTTGCTCGGTCAGGGCTGGCTCGCCCTCGATGAACTCAGACATCCACTCGAGGAAGTTCCAGAGCGTCCACCCGTGGTACTTCTCGAGGTGTTCCGACAGCCCACCCACCACCGGCGGTAGCGGGTTGTCTGGCCCGGTCACTGTCCTCTCGACCGACCAGTCGCAGAGCGGGCAGGCGATGTTCAGCTTCGCATACATCTCAGGCTCCTAGCCAGTCGCGCATGATGTCAACGAACTGCTCGATTCTAGTTCGCTGCAGCGGGGGCTGCGGCCGGTAGTCCCCCATGCCCCATTCCAACGACGCTCTCTCTTCGAAACGAGGGACGGCACCGCCGATGAAGTAGGGGCTCATGTCCGCCTGTAGGAAATACGGACTCGCCTCCACGCCGCCTTCGGCATAGTAGCGATCTCTCGTGTGCTCGGGCCAATAGGGGTCTTCCGCCCTGATGGCCCCGCACTGGCTACATTCCCACGCACCCCGCAGATTCCTGTGACCACCGTGCTGCCCGCAATACTCACATGGTTCCATCGCCCCTCCGTCCGAGGCTGCTGTTTCCGACGCCGAGGTATCAAGCTGCCGGCTCCGAGTCTTCAATGATCGTATCCGCCCGGCCGAGCGCATCCCGCACAATCTTCTTCGTCACGCGCGTCGGCTCAATCTTCACCTCGAGGCTCACCGGGGTCTCGGGCAGGTTGACCACCGGTGGCTTCTGGTCCGTAATCGCCTTCGCTACCTCGCCCATCCCAGCCCCGATGTTCTCAATGGCCGCCTGGATGGCGCTGACCATCGGGGCCGCGTCGAACACGACTGTCGGCGTGGGCATCTCCCGCTCCATCAGCTCCTTGGTCCGCTCCTCCGTCGCCGCCGCTTGGGTCTCCTGCGCCTCAGCGTTCTGCTTGAGAGCCTCCGCCATCTCTCGCTGGCCGTCGGCTATCCTGTCGAGGGCCTCTCCCACCACCGTCAGGGCCGCCCGTTGCAGCTCGCCGTTCTCCCTCAGGGCATCCGCAAATGGCCTGACGTCAGGGGCCTGCACCACCACCTGCGGCATGCGGTACGTCATGTCTTCCTCCTCTTTCGTCGCTCTGAGCATCTCGAGGGCCTCGGCCATCAGAACGTCCTCGGGATGGACCAGCACCATCGCCTTCGTCTGGTCCATGTCCAGGTCTTCGGGCCCCGGCATGTGTTCGGCTCCGCCGTCTTGGCCTGGCTCTTGGGTTCCAGGCACTGGTCCTCCTGGTACCGGTGCTCCCGGAACTGGCGGGGTCGGCGGCTTCGGCGCTGGCTTCCCAGCATCCTCGAGACGGTCCAGTGCCACCAGCGATTCTACCAACGGACGGCGGCGCGGTCCCTCAGTGAATTCTCCCAGACGCGCCATCAACTCTCCGCGCCGCGCCACGATGACCAGCTTCAACGCGGGCTTCTCTCCGGCCCCGGCGTTCAGCGGGTCCACCACCCCGAGGTCGAGGAACTCGGCGTAGTCCGGGTTGTAGAACAGGCTCAGCACGTCGTCTCCGTTCGGAAGCCGGCCGTCCCGTAGCTCAAGGTCATTGAACTGCGCCTGGGTCAGGTCCCCCTCCTCCAAGGCCAACTCGCGTCCACCGCGCTCGTCCAGCACGCCCGAACCAATCTCCTCAGTTCGCCGGCTCGCCCGGGTCAGCTTGATCTCTGCCCGCTGCTCGTCCTGGGCATCATCCTGGAAGTCGAACTTCATCTTGAGGTGCGGCGGCAGGACCTTCGAATTGTGCAGGCGCTCGAGCGTCTCTAGGATTTGCCCTGGTCCCTTCCCCCGCTGCTTGAGATGAGCGATCAGCGCCTCGGCTCTCGTCGCCCCGATGGTCATCCCTGGGAACAGTTCCCGGGGGTCCGTGCCGAACGCCAGCGCCATCGCCGCCATCGCCAGCGTCGTGGCCTCCTTCTCGTCGAAGCCCTCGGGCAACCCGAACAGGTCGACCTTCTCCATCCCGGCCTCGGGCAACCCGCGGTCCCCTACCACGACGAACTTCCCGTAACGCCGCAGCAGCTTGTTGTCCATCGTCTGTTCGGCTATCTCGAATGCCTCGCCTACGTCGTCCGGGTCGAGCCCGCCCTTCGTCACCAGGATGCCCTGAGCTGGCCGACTCCCGAGCTTCTCCTGTCTGTAGACCAGCATGTCGAGCAACGTCTGCGAGACGTTCACGCACCGGCTGACAGCGCAGAAGCCGACGCCGTTCATCTCCACCGCCGGCGAAGGCATGGAGCTGGCTATCATCACCCGGCTCCGGTGCATCTTGTAGAGCTTGCCGTCGGTGTCCGTGTAGAGCACCGGGAACTCCGGGTCGCCCGTGCGCGTGCAGCGCCGGGAATCCATGTGCGCCACCCCCAGCACCGGACCCTTGATGGGCCCGTCCGGGTCTCCCTCGCCAATGACCTCCGAGAACGCTCCGTTGTCCTGGGTGATGTGGTCTTCAACCCACTTCGAAACCCATGGGCCCCATCCCTCATCGAAGTCGTTCTCGTTGAGAATCATCTCCTCCATCTGCTCCGCCTGGCGGCGGTGGAGAGCGATGGTCGGGTCGACCGGCTCGATGTGAAACGGGATGGTTGAGATGATGCTCTCCATGGTGTAGACGGCCCCGGAGAGGTGGTCCACTCGCTTCCAAAACCGGCGCAGTTCGGCATCCCGTGCCCGGCTCCACCAGCCCGGCATCAGTTCCCCCGCCCCGGCCGCCTGCCACAAGAACAACGACAGGCCGGCGTGCCCCCGTCCTTCCCGTGCCCGTTGCTGAACGCTGGCGGCCTGCGCCGCCTCCACATCCTTCGTCCCCTGCTCGATCGGCTGTGCCATGAGCTCCCGGGGGTCTCGAACCATGTCGGTCATGCGTTGCCTCGCCGTGCCTGGTGGTAGGCTCTCAGAGAGGCCCCAATAGCCTTCCTATGCTCGTTCGTCAGCCGCTTTCCAATGTTGGCCTGGCGCATCTTTTCAATAGCTCCCAGCGATTGACGTTTGCCCTTCTGCCGGTCTCTCAGCTTATCCTTGGTTTGGGCAGTGTGTTTCCGCCCTCTTTGTCCTTCTCCCATCCGTTCCCGCACCCCAGGCCTTGCAACCGCAGCCCGGATACCTATACCGATATGGGCCCGATGCTCTGGTGTCAGCCGTTTCCCTCTTTGGGCCTCCGATATTGTCCTGCGGTGTTCATCAGACAACTTCCTTCCCGTGAGAGCCTTAGCAATCCTAGCCCGTGTCTCCATCGACGTGCTTTTGCCAAAGCTCGGGGGCGGGCAACCGACGACTGTTTTGACGTTGTATTCAGGCTTAAGCATGTCGATGGCCATCTGTTCGAAGAGGAGCACGTCAGTCGGCGAGCATCGCAGTAGCAATCTGAACGCGAACGCTGCTTCTCCGTACTGATACCATGCTGCCTGGAGCCGGCTCGCTGGATGCCGACCTTGCTGTAGTGCTCCTTTATGCTGACCAAAACGGTGCGCCAGATGGACGGATGACCCGATATACCGCTGCCTTGTTACTAAGTTCTCAATCGCGTAGATGCCACAGCCCATCGTTACGTCCCCGAAGAACCTAATCGCCGCACTTTGGCCCGGGCCACTTCCCCTCGGATGCTCGAGACGACGTAGCGTAGCGCGTCGAGCAGGTGGAAGGTCTGCTTGGCTTCCACGTCCTTAGTCACATTCCCGAGGCGGTCCCGTTGGTAGCGATAGCGGCTGAACTCGTCCAGAAGGCCCGCCAGGTCATCGAACACCACCAGCCCGGCGGTCTTGACCGTAGCATACACTCGGTTGATGCCGAGGTCAACGTCTCGTATCGGTGGTGGAATGACACCCAATCCCCCTGAAGCGAACTCCGTGCGCCATTGGTCCTCGCTGCTACTGCCTCCATAAGTCCTGGGGCGGCCCCTTTCCCCCTGGAGTATGTCCTGGACATGCCCACTGGCCAGCTTCCCGCCCCCCATGTAGATGCGGTACACGAATAGGCGGAGCGTCGTCGGCTCCTCGGCCAGGAACACCGCCGCCGTGTGCTGACCCCCGAAGTCCAGGCCCAGGTAACGGGTCCAGTCGTCCGGAATGGCGAAGCGTGGGCAGGTGTTGCGCCCGCCGGTCCGGTCAAAGCAGTCATAGACGAGCGTCCGGCTGCCAACCCTCCGGCCCCGCAGGAAGCTCTGGAACTCGTCGTCGGGCAGCTCCGTCCGGGCCTTCTCGTATTCCTCCTCCGGGAAGGCGGGGTTGGCTATGGAGTCGAACTGCACCAGGCCTATGTCAGCTTGGGCGTTGTCCGTCACTTCGACCACGGCCCCGTTCGGTAGCTTCTCGACCTTTGTCTTCCCACCCTTCTGCGCCTTCTGGATGACATCGGTGTCCACCCAGCCCGGGTCGTACAGCGTCGAAGTCATCAGCAGCCGGCCCCGGTACAGCGTCAGCCGCCGCTTCAGCGCCTTGAAGCTCGCATAGGTGAACTTGTCCTGGCCGCACTCATCCGCCCAGGCCGCCTTGGCCGTTCCGCTCTCCAGGCCTCCCTTGCTGTCGGCCGACCGCAGGATGATGCGGGCCCACATCGGGTCGTCCGATTCCCTGGCCAGGAACGCACCGGTGTCCGGCTCCGCCAGCTCGAGTATCTTGTCCCCTGCCCAATAACGTCCGATGCCCAGCGTGTGCTCGAAGTACTGGAGCAGGGCTGGCAGCATCTTGAGCTTGAACAGGTCGTAGGTGGCGCTGACAGCGAAGTAATCGCCCGGGCCCCGGAGTCCTATCTCCCGGTCCATCCATGCCGGCCCGAAGATGGTCTTTCCCCCCTGGTACCCGCTGAACATCCCGATAAAGCGCCGGGGGCAGGCGTAGGAGAGTTCCTGCCCCCGGTGGAAAGGCTCCGGCTCGCCCGTCTCCGGGTCGAGCACGTGGCTCTCGGGCAACTGGTCTGTTCTGTCTCTGGCCTCCGCCGGCAGGAGGTCTCTATAAACATGCCAGGCAAGTTGGTTCATCCCCAAGCGACCCGCTCAGAGACGCACAAGTCGCAAAGCGGCCCATATCGTGCCGCCCGAACGTGATGCCGCCTATGGGCTCCGCAACGGCCCGACTTCGAACCCCGGCCTGGCATGGCCTCGATGAACGCGACAACCTCCGCCGCCCTTGCCCTCCTCCGTTCTCCGAGGAGAGGCATCATCCGCGTCAACAAGTCCTTGAGGTGTTTCCCGCCGCCGGCCTCCCACCGCCATTGTGCTTTCCATCTCGCACCATTCGGCCGTTGTAATTCCCGATGGCGCAGGGCGACGTGACCGAGGCCCACAATGGCTGCCACTCGCTCGACCACGTCCCGGTCCGTCATTGTGATGCTCATGGTCACCTGGTTCTTGAGGTTCCCGTTCGGCCGTCTAATGCCGTAGGCCGCCATCGTCCCCTCGCCCTCGAAGACCCCGACGAACCAGGCCCAGTCCTCGCTTGTCGTCATGCTCGCCTCCGCCTGAATTATGATCGAGACCGGACCGCCATCAAAGGACGTGCCAGGCGAGACTCACTCAGTCTCTCCCGGCCGTCTGCGCCAGCTTCGGTATCCTCGACACCCCCACAATCATCCCGAACCGCTCGGCTATCCTGCGCTGGAGCTTGGGGTCCTTCACCTCATCCTTCACGGCCGACACCAGCGCACGATAGCTGATGAGCGCCTCCTCCAAGTCGACCGTCTCTTGCATCTTCTCCCGCCGGCGGCCCTCGGTCTCGATGAACTTCCGCCGAATCTCGAGCAGCTCCTCAATCTCCATCCAGGCTTGGGCATCCCCCTGTCCCCGGCTCACCAACAAGCTCAGCGCCACGATGCGCTGGTTCACGTCTTCCTGCTTTGCCGGGTCATTAGGGTGCGAACTCGCCTGGCGCAACGTCTCCCGGAACGCCTGCCACTCCTGTTGCAGCGCGCCCCACGTCCGACCAGTCTCGCCCGTATCCACCCTGCGTAGCAACTGGTCGAGCCGTGCCTCGAGCAGCGCCAGGTCGCGGGCCGCGTTGAGCAGCTCCCCGTCGTGCATCGCCCGGGCGGCTATCTCCAGTAACGGCGGCGGCATGTATCGACTGAAGTGTCCGTGTCTATAGGCTGGATTGGCGAGGCCCTTACCACTGCGCGCCCCGGCGTGCTTGCAACGCCCGGTGCCGTTCTCAGGCTTCTTCGTGCATGGCAGCTGGCGTCGGTCGCGGTGGCCGCATATCCCCCACGACAACCGCACCTCTCGGTCCTGGTCGTCGGTCCATGCCGCTGGGTCGTGCGGCCATCCCCGTTCACTCAGCCACGCGAGGACGTCCGCCTGTTTGACGAACTGGCCCTTATTCCCGGCCATGTAGCTCTCCCGGTCGGTCAGCCGTTCATGGGCTGACCCAAGCGTACCACGGGGAATTCACGCACGCGCAGGTCTTTCGGCCATGCCTGCGGTCGGTCGCGCTTGTCCGGGTGGCCCCCCAACTGCTTGACGAAAACAGCCACTTCACCTTGCTGGCATTGGTTGATTATGTCTCGCGCCCAGGCGGGGTCCATCGGCCTGCATCCATCCTGGCTCTCCCCCCCGACAATCACCCAATCGAGCACGTTGTAGATTGCCCTGTAGCCCATGCCCCAGGCCGCCGGCACCGTCCCGAGGAGGCCGAGGTCGATCGGTCCGAGCAAAGGTTCCGCCGAGATGAACTTCACCGCCGCTGCCGGGGCCCACAGCAGGTGGTCGAGCCGTTCGTCGTATCGCTCCTGGTCCTCGGCCGAAGTTCCCAGCCAGACGTTCTCAGCCGTGCCGGCGATAGGGCACATCCGGGCGATGTTCTCCGGGCGCTTTGTCAGCAGGAGCCAGTCGAGGTCCGGCGTCGCCTCTATCAGCTCCCACAGCCTCGCCCGGTGGCTATCGAGCACCGGCAGGTCTTCAAAGATGTCGCACATGGACCCGCAGAATACGCGTCGGCGCACCCCGTCTCGCACTGCCCGCCGCCACCAGTCCATAGGCTCGGCCCAATGCCGGTCCCCGAAGAACCGTCGCTCGCCGGCCGGCCCCCAAACATCATGCCCCCACCGGTGCGCCGAGTTCTCTGCGTAGCAGTTGGCGCACCCCGGGCTCACCTTCATGCAGCCCCACCAGGGGTTGAAAGTGTGGTCGCACCACTCTATTCCGGTTCTCTCAGCCATGCTTGCGGCCTCTCCATGCCCACGTCCAGGTCCGCTCTGTTCCCGTCGTCGGGGCGTCGTCCGGCGGCACCACCAAGCAGGTCAGGCGCTTCTTCTCCCGCTCGAGCACCCGGTAGCGCCGGCCGGTCGACGTCACGAGGTCATCGCCGACCTGAACTTCGTCGTCAGCCCGGGAGAGCGTCAGCGTCACTAGCGAGCCGATGGGCTTCACGGAGCCCTGAAGCCCTCTATCTCCCCCTCCCAACTCTTCATAGCCTCGGCCATCGTGTACTGGTCGCTTCGGTTCCAAGTGAAGGTCCCATGGCAACGCCTCGGCTCCCGCTTCCCACATCGCTCGCATTCGCCCAGGGCAAGTATCTCCGCCTCCGGGAAGGCGAATTCCCCCCGATCTGGCTCAACCGCTCTCCAATGCGTCAGCCGCTTCCATTTGTGCCCGAGTACCAAGCACCGGTAGTTCATCGTTTCCTCTCCTCAGAATAGCGTCGCCTGTGGCCATTCCGGCTGCTCGGCCGGTTTCAACTTCGTCACATCGGGCTTGCTACAGAGGTTCAACCATGCCCATCCCGCGGCCGCCTCGGCCGTCTCAAACACCCGTAACTGGCGCTGCTCGTCGTAGAAAGTCTCCCGCCCGTCCAATAGGATGTATCCACGCTGCTTCGGATGCCACTCGATGCGTAGGCCGTTACGCTTTATAGCCAGCCTCCCTAGCCATCCTAGCAACTCGAGCACTCAAGTCCTTTATCTCAGTATTCGCCCCGAGATGAAAGCGCTTGAGGAACTTCGCGTTGGCTATCCGTTCCTGTGCAATAGCGTAGTAACGAGGGTCTATCTCAACCCCAATGAAGTTCCTCCCCGTCTGTACACAGGCAACCCCGGTCGTCCCAGCTCCCATGAAAGGGTCCAGAACTGTGACATCCTGTGGAAGCATGCCTAGCACCCAAACCATCAGAGCAAGAGGCTTTTGAGTAGGATGGACCTTTTCTTCACCCGACCAATGATGCTGCAGAATCCGAACCCGTGGAGAGAAGTCAGTCCATGCCAGCTCGGCTTCCGAGAATGAAACGCCCCGTATCTTCTTGTCCCATATCAGCCAGCAAGCACTCGGCGGTAGCTGGTCCGAGAAGTAGTTAGCTCCCCAAATACAGTGATATCGACCAATGCCCAACCACGGCTTGAGCGAAGGCTGTTCGTCATCCCAATCACCTCGGATGAAGTCCTTCTTCCCATCGCCGAGTGTCATTGACGGGGCTCCTATCCCATAGGGAGGGTCAGTGACCACGGCCTCCACCTGTCTCGCCATCAACTCGGGCAGTAAGGCACCGCAGTCCCCCAAGAAAAGCTCGACTGTCATCCCGGCTGCCCCTCGCGAAGGAACCTCGGTCGGATGTCTTCATCGTCGTCGTCCATGGCGGTCCCGTCATCGGGAGCCTCAGGGGGTGACTCTATCCCGGCCGCAAGCTCCCATCGTTTGAGATAAAGCTCCCCATCCAGCTGGGCATACTTGCTGTCCTGACGCTGAACATTCCTTTCTCCAAACGTCAGTGCTGTCAGACCGCGTTCAAAAGTGTTCTCATCCTTGAAGCTGACAAAGACAACCGCCACAACAAAGGCCTTGGGGTCAGTACTCGGTGGGGTCTCCGGCGTTCCAGATGGAGGTTCGAAGGGCACCGTGTCCGGACCAACAATAGCCACTAGACGATTGAGGTCTTCGGCATCGAAGCCCGTGCCCGCCAGTCCTTCCGCTGCCTTGCCCCCGGCCAGCTCGATCAGCGTCTTGACTAGCGCCGGCTCGTTCCATCCGCCGAGCTCGACCAGCCTGTTTAGTGCGATGCCGACGGCGGTCTCTTCTTCCTCCGGGACGTCGATATAGTCGACCGGCACCATCCAATCCTCCCCGTCTTGCTCAATGCCCGATGGTCTCTGCCGGCCTCCTACCCTCAGACTTTCCAACGCGTCCAATCGCCCATGGCCCGCGACCATCCTGTCGGTTCGCCTGTTGATGATGACCCTCTCTACGAAGCCAAACCTCTGCAAACTCTCCACGATTCCGCTGAGGTGGTGGTCCTTGGGGTTGACCAACGCCCTCTTGAGGCTGCCCAAACGTCGCCACTCGCTCGCTGGCATACTTTCCATCTCGGCCATTCTATCATCCTTTCGGCGTTATACTCGTCCCGTATGAACGTCTGTGCACAATGTGGCGTCCCAATAGGCCCTCGGTCCCTTCATTGCCGCAGTTGTAGCGTCCGGCTTCAGTGGCAAGACGGTCGTGCGCGCCAGGTGAAGATTACAGCAATTCGTGAGGCACAACCACCGCGTCCTCGGCCGAATTGTTTTGACTGCGGTCGGCCTCTTTGTAGCCTTCACGCGCTTCGCTGTCTGTCCTGCTCTGCCAAATTCACGGCCCCTCGACGTGCCCGGCCCGGCCACACCGTCTCCGAGGCAACCCGTTCGGCCATACGTGTTGCCACCAATGAACTCCGGGCCGACCCCGCCTGGCGGTCCCGTTGGCTTGCGAGTATCAAGGCTAGAAGTGGGTCGGCCGAGTGGCGAGAGCGCCAGCGCCAAGGCAGCCAGAAACGCAGCCGCCGTTCCAAATGGCGGACCAACAATCTCAAATCGAACCGCCGTCTAGTCTCGTCTCCGGGCTGGCGGACCGCCATGGCCGAGCGTAACCCCTGCTGGCGGACAGCTGAGGGCCATCCAGCATGGAAGGGCGGAAGGACGAAGCACCGTCAGCAGGCCATGAACTCCACACGGTACAAACAGTGGCGTCAGGCTGTATTCGCCCGGGATAACTGGACTTGTCAGTCCTGCTCACACCGTGGCGGCTTGCTCCACGCCCATCATATCCGGGGCTGGTCGTCCCACCCTGCGCTTCGCTATTTGGTTGACAACGGTCGTACCCTCTGCCGCACTTGCCACTTCGACGTTCACTGCAAGTAGACGCGGTCCCGCCCGGCGGCCAAGCCGGGCGGGCAGGAGGCCTCAGGCCATGCAGGACCGTTGGCGATGGCATGGTAGCACGCGTGCCGGTCGTCGTCAAGTCCGCCGCAACCGGTGGGGGAACGCGAAAAGACCCCGACGGTGGCTGTCCCGTCGGGGCACGGCTCGGCCGCTTCAATCAAGGGGCTGGCTGGAAAGTTAGCTTCTCGTTCCGCCGTATTGTCTGCCACAGGGTACGAGCGTCAAATCTAACGGCGATTGCCTTCCACGCGCTCCCCTGTTGCCTCTGGCCTATCAGCCAATCCGCCAATTCGGCCATCCTCTCAGACATTCCGGCCGGTCCGTACTTCATGTGCACCGGAACATTCCCAGCAAGGTATCTGTCAAGCGCGCGGATGACGAGGAAAGTATTGAGCGAGGCTCCTGCTTCGCTGAAGGCGTTAAGCCTCTCACGGCCGAAGATGGTCTCATACCGCTCAAGCATCCGGCGTTGCCTGGGAGCGACGGCGTCCGGAGCTAGGAGATAAACCTGGAGAACCTCCTGGCCGCTCGGGCGACGAGTGATGAACTGACGGCGATATACCTCTCCAAGAGTCAGCCCCTCTATCACGACGCACGGAACAGTCTCTAGTCCCGCTATCGTCGCCGCCGTCCACCTCCGATGACCATCGGCCACCTGGTAATGGCCGCCCCCCACCGGTACGACCATAAGCGGCGACAGGACACCAACCTTCTTGATGTCAGCCACCAGTTCCGCCATGGTTGTAGCCTGTTTCGCATAACGGCTGACGGGATTGAAGCTCGAACCCTTGAGTTTCCGGGTGTCCACGGACAGGAACCTAAGTGTCATAGGGCAACTGGCCTCCTTCTTGAGTGGTCGAGATGACTGGCAAACCTGACTGTAAGCTATTCGTTGGTCCTTGTCAACTGCCCATGCCTGTCCGGGAACGCGAAAAGACCCGCCGGGCTCGGGCCCCGGCGGGTCTTTTCGTACCTCTCCCCTGTCTCGGACTTTCAGGTTCACCCGCCGCGGCGGGTTGCCTTGCGCCGAGCACCAGCTCGTGCGGACGCCTCAGGGAAGCTACCTTCCGCGCTTCTTGTCGATGGCTTTTCCGAATTCCTTGCAGGCCTGTTCCCCGAAGTGCTCGGTGAGCTGCGTCCCGCTGTACCACCCGAGGTCGTTGAGCTTCCAGGTGATGTCGGCCAGCTCCACCGGTTGCTTCCGGCCGATATGCCCCAGGTGGAGGGCAACGATGTCGCTCTTGGCCGGTGCCTTGAAGTCCATCGTCAGGATAGAGGCGTCTGGCTCTCCCTGCTGCCCTCCCTGATAGCGTCTCCGACCGTGATCTCCTGGAGCCTTTCCCGTCGGATGGCCATCAGCTGGAAACGCCCCAGGGCAGGCCTTCCTCGACCATCCTGGATGGCGTAGATGCCTCCCCGTCTCCATCGAACACGACCACTCGGCCGAAGAGGTGGCACCAGAACGGAATCTCCCGCTGGTTCCTTCTCTACCCAAACACCTGTCCCAGGTAGGGCAATCAGTATCTCGCCCGGCTTCACCAGCCGGCGGGTCTGTGTCTTCCGGCCCTCGAGGACGGCCTGCGCGTGCTCCTTGGTGAATATCAAACCACGACCACCCCGGAGAAGTCCACGCTCGTCACCCGCACCTTTCCGACTGGCGGGGCGAAGCCTTCCTGGTCGACCGCCCGCTGGAGCAATCTCAGGCCCCTCTTGGCCGCCTGCTCAACGGTCCCGGCCGCCACACAGATTGTCCGCTGCCGGTCGTAGCCCGACAGGCGGAACGTGCCGACCACATTCCAGGTCTGGTATCGTTTCATCGCCTTATCCTCCCTCGTTCCCCGATGGTGCGGAGAACCTTGGCCTGCTGTAGCTAGAGCAAGCATCCGGATGTTACTTTCGCGAGACCACTTCTTCATCCGTCCGCCCTCAATGCCAGGACAAATCTCGCCTGCGAGTACCAAGGCACATTGGGCGTGCTCCGGTCGCCGAGGGGCCGACCGCAGAACACCACCAGCAGAAACCTGTCCCCACTCAGGACACTGTCAAAGTAGGCGGCCGGGTACAGGCTCGAAACGTAGGCGGGCACATCCATCCAGCTCTGCTCGAGGCCATCGACCTCTTCCGGTGTCAATCTCGCGGCGGCCGTCAGCGTCGCCGCTTGGGTCGTTCCGCCTTCGGTCACCGCCGCCGGCTCTCCGATGAGCCCCCCCACCATTCCGCCGACCATGTCGCTGGGCCTGACTTCGCTGTAGGGACCCAGCTCAAAGGCGTTTCGCATCTCGGTGAACGCCATCCCCCCGCCGGCGTGAACCCACACCACCGTCCGACCCTGGCGGTCCTCGTAGGCGATGCCGATGTCGTCGTCCAGCAGACCGTCCTTCCCGATGCCGGGATACCACCGTATGACGAACAGGGGTTCCATCTCCAGCACCGTTCCGGGCGTCTCGGGGTCCGGCATGGAGAAGTCCATCCACGTTCCCTTGGCCGCCAGGCGCAAACTGCCGAAGTGCAGGTCAGGGTCCGGAACGGGCGTCGGCTCGCGTGTCGGCTCCGGTGTGCCTGGGCCAACTGTCGGCAGGACCTGCGTCGGGATTGCCTTGGGTGGCGGGCCAGGCGCGAACAGGAATGCCGGAAGCGCCGGCGGCGGGGGTTCCGCCACCGCCAGCATGAAGCCGAACCAGAGAAGGACGATGGTCTGCTTCATTCCTCGGGCTTTGCCCAGGCTCCTGTGTAGCGGTCCCGGAACTCCTTCATCACCTCGACGCCCAGCGGCCCCACCCGTACGTATCCTTCCCTGGCTGGCGGCAGTTCGCCATCTACCAGTATCGGAGCTTCAGGGGTTGCCTCTGGCTCTGGTAGCGGCGGCGGCACCGCCCTGCGGAGCCTCTCAGCGATTGCCTTGCTCCGCACGAGAGATTCCGCTGGCTCCAACTCGTGGTGGTTCTCCGGCTGGGTCGCCACCTTCAGCAAGGCGTTCAGCTGTCGTTGGTCTGCGATCAGTTCGACCAGCTTCGTCCGGCCATGTTGCAGAACTTCCAGGCTCCCCTGCGGTGTGTAGCGCCTCCACCGCCAAAGGAATTCCCGGATGGCCCGGCGTAGCGGCGCTTCGAAATGCAGCCAAACCAAGGCCTCGAAGACATCCATCCCTCCGCCCTTCTCCCTGCGCTCGAGGTAAATCTGGTTGACGTGCGCGTACCACGCGCTCGGTGGGTCAATCCAGTTGTAAAGGACGACCGCGGCCCTCTCGGTCTTCACCAGTTGCGCCTGGATGTCCCGGTTCAACGATGTCACCCTGAGCTCCCGGCCAGCGAGCACCTCCCGGTAGACCTTCAAGAGGGCTCCCGTCTCAGCCTGGAGGCTCTCGCTGGTCTTCTTCTCGAACCGAACCTGCAGCCAAAATTGCTGACGTCGCTCCATCATCGGTACTGGTCCTCCGTCGAAACGCTCATCGGCCAGGGGGTTGTCGTGTCCTTCGGTGGCCACCCGAATCCCCCCCAAAAGAGCGGGGTGTACATGAGATTGATGGTCACTTCGAGTGGCGTCCGCACTGGGATGGTGGTCTGAGGGGACCAATCGCAGATGTCCGGGATGGCCACCGTGTAGGTCGCGCTGAATAGCTCCGTCGTTCCGATGGCGTTCAGCACGTCTCCTCGACAAGTCCTGGTCCCATCCGGCTTGTAGATGGCGGCCGCCCTGGCTCCCTTGGCCGACAGCAGCTTCGCCCCCATCCAGTCGAACAGGAATGGCCCGAGGTCGATCATCCCGAGCACGATGACAATCATGACGATCATCGGCAGGACAAACTCCACCATGCCCTGGCCGCGCTCGCTGGTCTTCACAGTGCCCCCAGCGATGCACCGATGGCCAGCATCCCGACGAGGATGAGGATGACGGCGAAGGCCACGAACAGCAGGCCCTTCCACTCCCGCACGTCTGCCTTCAGGTCGATGATCTGGCGCTCGAGCGCGTCCATCTCGTCGGCCTCCGTGTTTTCGGCCCCGTCCACCGTTCCCTCGAGTATCCTTCTGCGCTCGGCCAAGGCGGCCGCGAGAGCATCCCACGGGCGGGGCATCAGCTGGAGCAGGTCGAAGAAGTGGGCCTCAGCAGCGGCCAACTGGAGCTGCTGCATCCGCTCGGCGGTCATAGGCGGAACCGGCTCACTCAGGTAACTCAGGTCTTCTCGAATCGGCATTTGTGGCCTCCTTCGTTCAGGGCGTGCCGTACCAATCCCACGGCACAACGCGGCTCGTGTAGCCCTCGATGTCCTCGGGGCTGTCGTATGGGCCTCCTACGAACTTCGCCCACAGCGTGTTGGGTTCAATCTCCGTGATCTCCGCCAGCGCGTAGTAGATGATCTCGACGTTGTCCCAATTGCCATACCCCGGGTCTGGCTTGTAGAGTTCTCCCGGGTAGACCAGCACAATCAGCCGGTCGCCCACGTCGTACCGCTCGTCCGCTGTCTGCACCAGGAAGTTGTTGCTCACCCCCGAAACCGCTGGCAGGTGCATCCCGATGGGTGGGAGGACCATGCCTGCTGTTCCCAGGATGGTCTCCTGAACGAGGTCCTTGAGCGAGTTGCTGCTGGGCGAATCGGTCAGCGGTTCGAAGAAGACCGGGGCTGAGCAGTTGCTGTCCGGGATGCCGGCGCTGTCGACGCACCAAATGTGGAGCAACACGGCCCCGCCGTAGTCGTTCCCGGTGTAAGTAACCGCCGCCGCTCCCTGACCGACGATGGGGAAAGCCTCGTCCGGAAACTGCTGGAGACCACGCATGACCCATGGCTCCTGCACCGCGAAGGGAGAGAGGTCGATGGTCCGATACTCGCAACGGGTGCGAACGGCGATGCTCCCGCCCCTGAAGCCCAAGAACTGCGCCAAGTAGAATTCGTGCGGCCCCGATAGGCCCGCCAGGAGGGTGTTGTGGGAGCCCCATCCGATGCCCTTGATGGGGAACTGGTCTGCCCCAAGCGTGTAGGGTTCATAGTATTCCGTCGGTTCCCCGTTGGCCTGGAGACTGGCTGCGAATAGCGCCGCTGGCGACAGCCCTGCGATGGGCCCCATGGCCGCCGCCTCGCAGGCTGCGTCGATGTCCTCCGTGAGCCTGGCGTAGTGCCCGATGTACATCCCCCCATCCGACACCAGCGACAGTATCGCCAGCAGTGCCAGCAGTACACCGATGAATAGGACTAGGCTCTGGCCTCGCTCTCTGTTCCTCATGCCTTCTCCTTTCCTGGTTCTTTAGAGTTTCCGAGTGTCTGCGTCGAAGCCTCAGCCGATTCGGTCTGGACTTCATTCCCTGTCGGAACGGGCCGCGAGAGCGCCTTCGTTGCGATGGCCTTCATGTCCTCAATGGTGTTTGAAGCGTGTGTCAGCGGGTCTCGGGAGAAACGCCCCTCGCCCTTAGAGATTTGCTCCAGAGCCAACCGCAACTTCGCCACCTCGGCCTTCCAGGCCACCACGGTCTTCCGGGCGTCGGAGGCCGACACAAGTTCAACAACATCCCCGGCGCTGTAGCCCAGCACCGAAGCTCCAGGGCGGCTACTTGTTGCACCATCTGGCGGCTCCGGGGCGGCCAACGCGGCTTCCTGCTCTTCAATCAGACGTGCCAGGTCATTCGACAGGGCGCGCCACTCTTCGTTGGGGTCGGACGTTTTCTCTCCGCGCAAGGTCATGCCCAGACAAGCGGCAAGGCGAGCCAGCGTCTTCACCCGCTCCTGCGAGGCGGCGAGGGCCTTCCAAAGATACAGGATGGCCCGCTCCGACCGTGATTGTGGACCGCGTCCCGGCTCGAAGCCCCAACGCTTCTCGATGCCCTCGGCGTCCCAGCGAAACTCCTCCAGGGGGTTCTTGGATGGTGATGCGTCCGTCTGTTGGTTCACGTCCCCTCCTCCCCCGGCTCCGGGATTTCTCGCACTTGATCGGACGTCACGAAGCAGGCGTCCGCCCCATGCCGACACGACATAAGTCGAATCTTCATCATCTTGCCGCCGCCCGAGAACGTGATCGTTTCGCCGGTCATTTTTCCCACCTCGGGGTAATGCGGGTGGTCCGGGTCCACGATGCGAACGTAGGGATAAGTCACCCCTGTTCCTCCCCCGGCGGCTCCGAGGCGGCTTTCAATGCCTCGTCAATGCCAGCGAGCAGCTCATCCGCAAGGTACCAGTGCATGACCCCATCCCCCCCCTCGAGCTTGTCGGGGTCCGTCCCGAGCTGCGAGCACTGAACGCTGTACAGCGCCCTCTTCTCGCTCTCGGCATAGACCTCCGCCGTCAGCGTCTTGCCGGTGCCTGGCATCCCGCACAACAGGACCACCGCACCTCCACTCTTACCTGCGACGATGTCCTGGAATGCTCCGCCCTGTGTGTCGATGAGCAGCTTGACGAGCGCCTTCTGGTCCGCTGGCAGGATGAGCTTCTCGGCGAGCTGCTCGTCGTAGATGTATTCCTCGAGCTGGCGGACGTGCGCCTTTAGCCGCCGGTGTTTGGCTAGGTGGAAGATGACGCACCAAGGATGGATGGGAATCTCAATCTCCGGTCGCTCGAGTTCGGTGTCCTCGCTGATGGGCGAGTCGTCCTCGTCCTCCTCGCCGTCATACGCATCGCCGTTGGCCACGTTCGCCCAATACCATTCGTACACGGACACATGGCGGTCCTTTTCGGCTTCGCCTTCCCAAAAGATATCGATGACCACTCGGCTCGGGTCTCCGTCTCGGTCGAGCTGGACATCAGTTCGTCTCTCCCATCGGACGCCCTCGTGGGAGAAGGCTCGCCCCCGACCCCAATATTGTTTCCCAACGACACCGGCCACCACATCGTAGATGGCCATGTCGGACAGGTACTGAGCCCGCAGCTCGTCATCCTCGGGCTGGTAGCCCTTGTCGGCCAGAGCAGTTGCCACCGGGATGTTCCGACAGTCCTCGGCCTCGAACGTTTCGGATGTCTGCTGTCGGCCGCCTAATTCCTCATAGACAAGCTGCATCTCCACGTAGGCTGGGTGTTTGTAGTCTCCGCGCTCGGATGGCGGGGTGTACTCAATCTTCCTGACGTAGTAGGCCAGCAGCGCGCCTTCCTCGTGGCGCTTGTAAACCCGGTGGCCTGGCACCTTCAGGAGGTACTGCTTGAGCAGCGCTTCGAACTGGCGGACCGTCCGCGCCTTCTGCTGTGCTGCGCCCTCTTCGAGCGCCCGTCGCCAGGCCTGCACATCGTGGATGAGCACGCCCGCTCCCCGGACATTCTTGAATGTCGTCAGTAAAGCCTCGAGGTCCTCCAGGCGCTTCTTTGACAGCTTCGCCAGGTCTATCTCCTGGCTCTCCCTCCAGGTCTCCCATGACTTCCGGCTCACCCCAAACTTCTCGAGCGAGTCGTAGCCGAACTTCCTGGCGACCTCCTTCTTGATGATGAGTTTCATGTTCGCGCCTCGGGTGGCGCGGCTGCTTCGGACTCAGCGCATTGGCCCCGAATCCTGCGGGCCTTCGCCCGGGCGACCTCGAGGGTCATATCTCCGGAAAATGCGATGTCGGCCAGAGCGCCCATCAGTACCTCCACCTGATTGCGGAGGCCAGCGGCATCCGTCACAGCCTGCAGGACTTGGCCCACGTCCCACTTCCGCCCGCAGTCTTCGCAGACTGCTCCCCACATCGTCACCTGAATGGCTATGACAGTTGTGATGGCGGAAATCTCTGGCTGGAGCCGCAGATGCTGGCAATCGGCCTGGTTCAGCATGCGAGCAACCAGTGCTGCTTGTCGGGGTCTTCAAGGCACTGCGCTGGGATTGGATGCCCGTCTGCGGTCACCTTCTGCTCAGCGACCGTCCAGGGGCTCGCAATTCCGGTCGGGCTGTCGATGTTCGCCCAGGCGACAACCTCTTCGGCCATTGCAGTCTTCGGCGCGCAGACAATCAGATGCGCGAAGCCAACTATCCGTGAAGTCATTTCTGCCATGCTCGTCCTCCTCGCTTTCCCCTGGTCCGGTGACCAGGGGAAAAGATGAAGGTCGAACTCGTTCTCAGTCCCGTCGGCGGAACGCGTAGGCCAGCCCGGCCAGCGCCGTCCCTGCCAGCGCCACAACCCCGGGCGCGAGGGCATCAGCGGCCCCGCCCTTCGGGGTGTCTTCCGGAGCTCCCGGCGTCGACGTCGGTTGCGGCACTTCGCTGGTGGCCGTCGGTGTGACATCCGGATCAGGCGTGTTGGTCGGCGTCGAAGTGAAGGTTGCTGTCGGAGTGTTAGTCGGCGGTGTAACGACGCCATCGCATTCCACCGCGTCGCCGTTCTTGCCGTTGTCACCCTCCACCGTAAGGAAGTCGTCTTCATGGCCGGCCGCTGGTGTTCCATCTTCATTGAAATGGCCGGCTTGACCGAACGTCGCCTCATACGGGAGTTCGAGATAGCTGAACTTGGTCGTCCCCGACTGCCCGTCGGCATGACAGACGAAGTACTTCACGGCCACCTTCTCGACCGCTGCGGCCGGCGCGGCGAAGGCTGGCAGAACGAACGCCAGCGCCACCAGAAGCACGACAGTCATCGCCATCAGCCCGGTCACACCGATCAGGCTCCAATCCGTTGTGTTTCGGTTCATCTTGTGTCCCCTCCTATGGGACGTGTCTCGTGTCGGGTCGTCGGTCTACTTCCGCTCTCGTTCCCTCTCGCCTCCTTTCAGGCCATCGCCAGGGCACGCTCGAGGCGCAAGTGAGCCTTCTTGACTAGGTCGTTCCAAGCTACCGGCTGGCCGTCCTGCTTGCTCACCTTCCCGGCCACGCTCAGCATGTCCCGGTAGACGGTCTTCCGGCCTATCGCCAGGCGTCCGGCTATCTCGGTCGCGTCGTAACCCCGGAAGGCCAGACTCATCACCTTGCGCTCCCGCTCAGTCAGCTCCGGGTAGCTCAGGAACGGGTCTGACAGCAAACTCAGGGCCGCCCGCAACCGCTCTGCCTCTCGCATCCTCGCTCCTCTCTAGGCTTGCCGCTCGCCCGCCTCCGCCATCTTCTTCTCGATGTACTGATTCCAAATCGCCCTGGCCTCCGTGATGGCCATCGGCGCTGGAGCCCACTTCGCTGTGAGACGGTCCTGCCTGGCATCCAGCCACTTCAATGCCGCCGTCAGTTCTCCGCCGTCCCAGGCCTCGAGGCTCGGCTTACCGGCGAGGAAGTCCTGGACGCCATGCCGCATGTCGTCCCGCATGACGTCCGTCCCATCGAAGCACTGCTTCAACAGCATCGCCACGTGGGTTCGCTGGTCCTTCGCCGGCTTGAGCTTCCCGTAGTACTCCGCCTTCTCCTTGAACCGCTGGCGCACATCATCCGGGGACCACGGCCGGTTGCTGGTCGTCTGCTCCGGCCGGGATGGATACAGCGTCTCCTTGGCCACCGTCACCTGCGCCTGGCGCTCGTCCGGCGTGGCGGTCGCCCATTCCTCCTTCTGGTCCTCCGCCTGAGCCAACGCCTCTGCCTCGCGTTCGAATTCCTCCCCGCTCAGGTGCTGATCGGCGGCGACCTTCGCAAGGTCATCCAGTTCCGTCCAGCCGGCGTCGACCACCGGACCGTCCGGTAGCCCGAGGTCGCTGTCGACCTCTCCCAGTCCCGCTCCGCTCGGCTCGATGTCGAACGGGAGGTCGGCTTCCTGTTTCCAGAAGTGTGCCTCGGCTCGCTTCCGGGCCCGCTGGGTGTGCGGATACCGAGGCGGCTCGGCGTAGGTCTCCTTGGCGCAGTCCGGGCATGGAGCGAAGCCTCGCAGCTCTCGACCCTTCCACTTGCCCCCTCCGGTGGCCTTCCGCTCGACCGTGTTCAGCTCCGGCTTCACGCTGCACTTGTGATACCAGCGCGGGTTGTCGAGCTTCTCCATCTCCTCGGCCGTGACGTAACCGTACCCTTCGCTCACCGGCGTCTGGCCGAGCAGGGCCTCGATGCGGTCCCACGGAGCACCGGCGGCGGCGAGCGTCTTGGCGTTCTCGGCGTACAGCCTGACCTTGGCCGGGATGCGCCCGATGCACTTGTAGGCCAGCGCGCCATCCGGGATGTGAAGCGATTCCCGATCGACGGCGCTCGTGATATGGATGAACTGGAGGTCTGGCCGGCCAGCGCCCTCCGGGAAAATCTCATCCAGCTGCTCGTGGCCTTTGCGTCTCAGCCCACGTATCTGCGGGAAGAACCCGTTTATCCAGGTGCATTCCTGGGTGACCGGGTTCAGTCCCGTCGCAAACGCGGCCTGGCACAGCGCCCATACCTCCGCGGGCTTCCAGTTCTTGGCCCCCGGGAGCATGAACTTGACGCGGTTCACCAGCTCGGCCAACTCCTCTGGCGTCCCGTAGGGGATGAGCCCGGCCGAACGCCGGACCACCATCGACCGGCTCGTGACGTGCTTCTCCCTCGCTGCTGCCTCCCTCTGGTCCGGTGCCTTCGTCGTATCAGCCATGCTATTCCTCCCGCTAGGGCCGAGCGCCCTGCAACCGGCCGGAGCCGACTCCGGTCGGTGACACGGTGCTCGAAGCTATTCCTGGGTCCCGGTCCGGCCGTCGAGCCAGTCCTCAATCTCCCGGCTCGTGATGCGGAATCCGCCCCACGCCGCCCCCTTGGCAATGAAGTGCCATTTGAAGTCCTGATGGAGCTTCCAGGCTCTCGGGCAGCAGGCGTTCTCGAACCGTGTGGCCTCGATGACCGTCTGCCGCTCATGGAAGTGGTCCGCCAGGATGCTCAGCGCCAGGTCCGCCGGCCCGCTCCCGCCATAGCCCGTCTCAAATCCGTCCGGGCTGTGTACGATGACGTGCGTCAGTGGCTCCCTGGTGATCGCCCGGCTGCCGAGATAGGTCACGACCTCAGCCGTGACCTTGGCCGATTGCCCGTTCCTCTCGATGATGTAGACGTTCCCGTCGTCGGGGTGGTTTGCCATGCGGTTTCCTCCTGTCCGAATTATGCCATCCTGTCCCGATTGTGTCAACCCCCAACTTTCCGGCTGTCCAGGTACGCGGCGGCCACGCTCCCCGGCCTAGGGGGCAAGAACCGCACGAACACGACCCGGTAGGTCTCCCTCCGGATGCTCACTGCTGCCATCCGATAGCCGTCGCCAGGCTTGAAAACCATCCGGTGGTGGTTCCCCATATCATCTCCCCACCTGTGGCTCGCCTTCCATCCATCCACCTCGAATGGCGCAAGTGCTTCATCGACCTGAGCGGAGGTCGGCTCGAAGGTCCCGTATTCAATCGTCACCTGCTCATGCTTGACGTCTCGGGTCCAGCCGGCCAGCTCCGTATTGCCCAAACGGAACTCGCATGGCATCTCTCCGACCCCGGTGACCGCTCTGGCGAAGTCCAGCATTTGCATCTGGACCTCAAGCATTCTCGTCCGGCTCATCCCGTCAGTCAGCTCGATAACAATCGTCTCTCCCTCGAAGCCCGTCCGCCGGACGATGCTGATGCTCCCTGGCAATGTTTTCATCCTGCCCTCCTTGTCTCCATGTAGGCTTTCACGAACGCTGCCGCTTGCGGGACGACGACCGCATTGCCGTAGGCGCGCAATCGTCCCACTCGGCCGGGAACCCCATGAGCCAGCGGGAAAATGCCGGGTTGAGTTGGCCGCGTCTTCCCGTCGGTGCAGGGGAGCCATTCGGCGTCGGACCAGAAGCCGTTAGTTGCACCTGATGCGTCAGGTCGATTTGCTTCCCGCTCTCCATGCGTCGAAGGACCGCGTTTAGACTCTCTCCGTGGTGGTAGCGCGTGTTCGGCGTCGCCCAACTCGCCAACAGGGCCTGCTCGTTCAGTGGTCGGCTGTTCGTTCCCTGCTGATTGAGACTCGCGCCCTTCACGTCCCGCGCCTGAGGACTCGCCCAACTCGCTAACTCTGCTACCGCTTGCAGGTCCCCGCCCCCGCTCTCTGTCCGCCCCAGTTCCTTCTTTCTCTCCCCCGACTCCGGGCCGCCCGTCGGCGTCCGTGGCGTGGGCCACGAAGTAAAGCCGCTGTCTGATGTGCGGAGCCCCGAACCCCGCAGCGCATAAATCCAACGCCGCGACGGCGTAACCCTCGGTTTCCAGATCAGATTGAACAACGTCGAGCCAAGCAAGTCCGTCACCATTCGCAACCTGCTCACCAAAGATGACTGGAGGGCGGCGCTCTCGGATGAGCCTGAACCACTCCGGCCAGAGATGCCGAGCGTCATCTGTACCGGTGCGCTTCCCGGCGACGGAGAACGGCTGGCAGGGGCAACTTCCGGTCCAGACGGCTCGGTCGTCTGGCCATCCCGCGAGTCGGAGGGCAAGCGGCCAGCCTCCGATGCCTGCGAAGAAGTGCGATGTCGCCGAGCAGTCTTCCGCCTGTAACTCATGGATGCTCCTCCCGTCCACCTTCCCCTCCGGCAGATGCCTCGCAGTGATTAGGTTTCTCAACCACTCTGCCGTGAATGGGTCATTCTCGTTGTAGGTCACCAAGTCACACCTGCCTATAGGCGCGTGAAGACCCCCGGCTTTCGCCGGGTGGTCTCACGTCGTATCGGCTTCAGCTGACATCAACCCACTTCATGGTCGTCTCGAGAACCTTGTTGTAGTCGCCGGACGTCGCCTCCTTGATGAAGGCATCCCGCACTTCCTTCTCCAGACCGGCCTTCCGCATTGCCCTCGTCACTGCTCCGATGATGGCGTAGGCGTTGCCGTCGTGCCCAATCAGCTCAACCTTTACGTTCGGATACTTCGGTGCCATCAGGCCTCCTTTGCCAGCGTCACGACGTACTCGCTGCTGTCCGGCTTCCTGCCGAGTAGCGCCAACGGTAGGAAGATGAAACCGAGGCAGCACGTCTTCCAGAAGGACCAGCCTTCGCTCTTGTTGAACACCTGGAAATGTGTACAGCGCCAGCCATGCTTCTCGTTGTCGTGTATCCAGGCCTCGGCCGCCTTGCGGTTGTTGAATGTCCTGACAAATACTCCTTCCATCTCGCCTCCTTCGCAGGCCGTGTGCCCGCTCGGGCTGGGGCAAGAACGGGCCACCTCGCGAGAAGCCCGTCTCACCCCAGCCCGACCGGGGCAGAGCCTCTCGTCGCTCTGCCCGGCCCTACACCTCCTTTACTTGGCCATCTGCTTGATGATGGTGGACTCGACCTTGGTCACATCCGCCTTCGGTGCCTGCTTGGTCAGCGGTGCACAGGCGGACAGAACCAGCAGTGCGAGTACGATAATCCGTTTCACCTCGTTACCTCCTCTCATGGTTGGGCCGTCCGAGCTGCCCCGGTCGCACCCGGAGCAGGGTCGCACGGTCTTACCGTTTCCCGGCCTTGAGGTCGTCGTAGATTTTCTCCGCTGCTTCCAGGTTCTCAAGGCTTTCGTCCTCGGCGTCCCTAAGCACAGCAGCCCGCTCCTGAGCTGCTGGCTCTGGTTCGTAGGGCTCGGGGTCGGCCTTCGGCCTCGGTGCTGACTTAGGCCGCGCCCTCCACCAGGCGCGATGCTCAGCCACCTTCCGCCGGCGGGCACTCACAAGGCGCACCGCCTTCCATCGCTTCGGCTTCGTCCGGGCTCCCGGACCGATGGGCTTGTAGCTCCAGGTCCAGTAGTTGCCCTCGGTGTCCGGGTGCGTCGTGTAGCAGTGCATCCAACCTCCAGCCCGGTAATACCGATAGCGTCTTCCGCCCTCAATCTCGATGCGTCGCCCCGTCTTTGGGTTCCGCATACTGAAGAGGTCCTCCGTCAGCTCTGCCAGGAGCGCGTTCACTTCGTTCATGTCAGGCCCTCGCTCAGGCGGTAGGCCGACGTGACCAGCTGGACCAGCTCCTTCTCGTCCATCGCGTCGACGATAAGCACGACCTTGGCTTCCTTAGCGGTCCGGGTCACAACCCGCAGGGCCGCTCGGTCGATGATGCGCCGAATCCGGCGCGCGTGCCACTTCTGCTTCCCTGTGAACATCCCTATCCTCCTCTCGCTCGGTCGCCCCGGGCTCGCTCGCGTTCATTGCAGTACCAGTGCCCCCCCTTGCCCTGAACCATCACGACCTCGGTTCGGCTCTTGCCACAGAAGTGGCAGATTCGATAAGCCGTTCCCTTACCGTTTCCACTCGCCGTCGGGGGCATCTTCCGTCGGAATGCCATGGCCGCCTCCTTCCATCGGGACTGGCAGAAGTTCGTTGGTGCTCCACGGCATGTACTTCTCGTAATACGGCCGCAGGCTGGGCGGGATGGCCTGCAGTAGTCCGTGGTCGTCTGTGTCATAGTCCCGCACCATCCGGAACAGTTCGGCGTACAGTTCGCACCAGCCGCCCCATTCTCCGGGCCGCAGTTCGTATCCGACTCCGGGGAAGCCCACGATTCGTTCGCTGGTCAGTCTGACCCAAGTCTCGTCTTCTCCCGGCGGGAAATAGGGCCCGACCGCGTTGCCAGCATCGTCCCGGTGGTAGTAGCGGTCTGCAGCGCTGATTGCGGTCCATACGTCCACCTGGAACTTGGCAGAACTGCATGGCCGTCCTTCAATGCGGTCAATGAGATGTCCTGCCTCATGGGGGATACACCATTCGAATTCATCCGGGTTGAACACTCCGTCCCTGACGACGTAGAAGATGTAATCTTCTCCGCCGTTGACATAGCACGCATAGGTCTTGTCTCCGGCCACGTCGAGCACGAGGGGAGTTCGGCTCAGGACATCGTAGAAGGCATCGGTGTAGCCCTGCGGCCAGTAGCTCAATGCCTGGATGTCGCTCAGCCGGATGATGTCCTCGGCCAAGTCATCTGGCGCTTCGGTTTCCGTCGCCGCTGGCGTGGCCACCACATAGGTTACCTGTGGCTCGGCATTCACCTGGAATACTCCGACAAGAAACGAACCCAGCCCCACCACTGTGAATACAAAGATAGCAATTGCGAACCAGTATCCCCTGTCGTTAGCCATGTCTGGTCTCCTTCCACCATCGGGCCGGTCGCCCGAGAACGGGCAGGACCTATGTCCCGCCCGTGGTTCCGATGACCGGCGCTACTTCATCAGCTCAACGAACGCTCGGACCTTCGTCTGCGCGCGCCCGCCGAACAGGGCTGCCACATAGGGGTCCTCTGCCGTGCTCGCCGCCTGCCGGTAGTCCTCTTCCTCGACCACCGCGTTGTAGAGAGCCCAGCCCGTCCCAGCCAGGGCTCCGTCGACGGCCGTCTGGCTCAGACCACCGTAGATGGCCTTGACGCGAGTCTTCCGTTCCTCCAGCCGCTGGCGGGTCGTCTCGAAGGACCGCTCCGCATCGAGCATCGCCTGCTGGAGCCCGGCCAGCGCCATCCGGCTGGTCTCCTCCGGCGTCAGCTCCTCGGCCACCTGCATCTTCCGTGGCTTGCGGGGCATCGGATACGCCGCCTCGAGCACGTCGTCCACCCGCTCGTCGGTGAGCTTCAGGTCCGCCAGGAGTTCGAACATGGCCATGACCTTGCCAGTCGAGCGCAGCCTCGACCTTCCCGCTGTGGCGCAGCGTGGCGCTCATGATCGCCGCTGACGTTCCCATCACCAGCGTGTTCTGGCACACGACCCGCACCGGTGTGAAATGCAGGGCGATGCCGCTCCCGCCGTTCTTCGTGTCCGTGACCAGGAAGAACTGGCGCACCGGGTCGCCCCGGACTTCGGCCTGGCCGGCGTCCAGCGTCACGAACACCGTCTCGCCCTGACCGAGGACACCGATGGTCTCCACCGGCCACTTCTGGCTCAGGGTCTCCAGCTTCCCGACCATCTCGCTGTGCTGGAGGTAGCTGTACTGCTCGCCGCACACCCCCAGCATCCGGTACTGGGGGTCGTCCGGTGTCGGCTGGCGCACCAGCCCGTAGTGCCCGCTGGCGACGCTGAACCCGCCCATGTCAAGCATGAGCGGGACCTTCTCGATTCGGACGTCGGCCAGGCCGACCAACTCGGCGGCCTCGCTCGCCCGCTTCGGTTCGGTGAACACCGTGCCCTTGTGGTGCCACGCGGGCTTGAGGTGTACAGCGACCCGTCTTCCCATGATGTTGTCTGCCATGTTTTTCCTCCCCGGGCTGTCTGCCCGCGTGCCCCGACGACTTTCCGTCGTCGGGGCTGGCTGGCTTTCAGCGGTACTTCTCCGCCAACATCTTCGCTTCTTCCACCAGGAGCACCTGCTCAATGACGTTCTTCTTCGTGTTGAACGCCCTCGCGATGTTCTGCGTCAGCTGCCGGATGTCGGTCCGGGCCTTGTCGAGCTGCTTGGCGACGTCTTCCGTGCTCGCCTTCTCGACCGGTTCCACCTGGATGCCTTGGATGAAGTAGAAATCCGCCCGGTGGTTCGGTCCCTCGTTCCGATAGGCGATGGCCCCAGCGAGAGCCGCATCCAGGCTCGAGAATGCTTCGCTGGTGCTCCTGCGGTTCACCCAAACGTGGAAGGACACCGCACCGGGGTCCATAAAGCCCGTCCGCACCGTCACGCCTTCGACCATCCACGGGTGATACTCGAGGATGACGTAGGGCCCCGCGCTGTACCACCGGACCACCTCGCCCCAGGTGAACTTCCCACCGCCGCGGTCGAGCTCGTCAAGGCTTGTCGTTCTGCGTTCCATCGTGGCCTCCTTGGGGTGATGTCCCCACCAGCGCCGCCGTCCGCAGACCGCGGCGCAAGGTCGGGCTACCACACGTTCGCTACGACGTCCTCGAGCCTGTCCGCTTCGTCTCTCGTGCAGACGGCGTAGATGCTGGCCACTTCCTCTTCGCCAGCGTAGTCCGGCTTCGCGAACGCCACCGCCGACGCCGGCCTTGCCTGCTTCTTCCGCAGGTCCGCCAACGTCTCCCGCACCACGCGGGTAACTGATTCGCCCGCTGGCCGGTCGACCGAACCGATATAGACCACAGTCTGGTGGACGAAAGCCGTTGCCATGTTGCCTCCTTGGGCTGGTGCGCCCACCGCCGCTCCCGAGCATCAGCGTTCGGGAACGGAGGGTCGGTGCATCAGGGATTGCTCGGGGCTGGAAGTCAGTCGAAATCGCCGCCGTCTTCCCCGCCCTCGTCCGTGTAGTCCTGAGCAGCTCCGAAGTCATCGAGCATGTCGGTCGCTGGCGGCGGCCAGGTCTTTGGGTCCAGATTATCGAGTAGCAACTGGCGGTCCATCTCAGCCTCGACATCGAACCGGTCTTCCGGCTCGCGCTCGTCGAACGCCGGGGCGCTGTCGTCCGAAGTCTGGCTTACCAGTGTCATCGGCTCCATCGCCGCCCGATGGTCAGCGGCTTCGTGCTCTGCCTGCGTCGGGGCCATCCTCGTTCGCTTCATGGAGAGTCTCCTTCGGGCTGACGTGCCCGATGCGAGGTCGGACTTCCGTCCGGCCCCGCCGCAGTCCGTCAGCGTCCAAACACCGTCGTAATCTCAAGTTCCGTGCCCGCCGTGCCATACGCGTACCAGGGTGCTCGCGTGTCCGCGTCATAGGCCAGCTTCCGGCCCCGATCGACGTTCGCCAATGCCTCGTCGTGGGTGTCATAAGGTCCGAGCAGGAACCCGCTGCGCTGGCCGTCCTTCACTGAGACGTAGAACTTGAATCCCGCCTCATGCTCCCGTCCGCAATCGCAAGCCATGTCGGCCTCCTCGGGCTGACTGCCCGCGCTCAGGCCGGAGGTCGCTCCGGCCCGATGGCTGGTCGTCAGCAGGCTCGCAGGTTCTCCGCTCGCCGCTCCATCATCAGGGCGATGCGATGCTTGCAGATCGTTCCGTTGTAAACGCTGTCCGGGCAATCGCAGGCTCGGATGCTCGTCCGGTACTCCGTCGTCCGGCGCTTCGTCTGCATCAGCCCGAACGCCCGGTTCACCCGGGCCTCGTCCAGCTGACCGCGTCTCGCCGCCGCCCGGGCTCGGTTGTAGATGCGGAATGCAGTGCTCTTGTCCATCTCCGTTTCCCTTTCTCGGGCCCTGATTGCCCGCGCCGCCCGGCGACTCCCTTCATCCTCTCGGATGCAGGTGGTTGACGCATGCCGTTCGCGTGTCGTCGGGCGGGGCCGGAGTTCAGGCTTCGTTCGCGTTCCGGATAGCCGCATTCGCGGCACCCGAGACGCTCTTGCCCTGCTCGTACCAGTCACGATAAGGGCAGTCTGGAAGGTCGTACGCGCTCAGGCCGATGCGCTGGCTGATGAGGACGTCGACGAGGTGCATCCAACGTTCAAAAGTCGTATTCCGAATGGCCATGTTAGGCCTCCTTGATGGGATGATGCCCGCATCCCTGCGGCCGACCTGCGCTCGTTGTCGGTCGCAGTGCATCCGGGTATCGCTCCGGTGAGCGTTTTCGCCCAGGTCCGCCGGTCACTCGTTCGGCCGGTCGGCCTGGGCCTACGTCCCTGACGACAGCGCCAGACCGCCGTCGCACTCCAACCTGCCCGGGGGTCTCCCGTAGGGCTTACGGTCTGAACGGAGTATCGCGATTCGGCCTCACGTCTGGCGCTTGCGTCAGGGTCCGACTTTCGTCGGGCCCTGTTGGGTTTCATCTCTGTCTCGCGGGGGGTTCGCCGGTGGGGGGTGTTCCATGGGCTCGGCCTCGTGGCCCAGCCGCCCGGCTTTCCGCTCTGGTCCTCTGCGCCTGCTGGTCCGTTCGCCTGGTTGTTTGGGGGT